AGGACTTGTATTTCAAACCTGGTATCGAAAAGACGAAAGTATTTTTTGGTTTAAGGGAAATCGACAGGCTTATAGGAGGCGTAGAGGGTGGTGACGTTGTAATACTTGCTGCTAGACCTGCTGTTGGAAAATCTGCTATGGCATTACAGATCATTGATTACAACGCAAGAAAAGGTAAAAAGGTTGGATATTTCAATCTTGAAATGCAAGAAAAACAAGTTTACGAACGAATGATCGCTAAAGCAAGCGGAATTGAACTGAACAGGATAAGGAATGCCACAAGATTTTTACAAGACGAGGAACAGAGATTTAATTCCGGCAACGAAAAACTTGCAAGCATGGAAAACATTTTTGTCAGAAGTGGGTCAGCTAGAGTTAGCGATTTAAGAACGGCTGTTAAAAACGGAAATTTTGACCTTGTTGTTATAGATTACTTGCAATTATTAAAACCGGATAAAGGAAGAGGATCGAATAGATACGCGGAAGTAGGAGATATAAGTAGGGGTGTAAAAGCTATTGCAATGGATTGCGACGTTCCAATAATCGCGCTGTCACAGCTTAATAGGGCAAGCGAAGGAAAAGAAGATCGTGAACCAACAATGGCAGAGTTGCGAGAAAGCGGAGATATTGAGCAGGACGCAAGCGTGATTATAATGCTATGGAACAGCGACAAAGATGATCGAACGAAAAAGAAGATCAAAGTCGATAAAGCAAGGCAAGGTAAGTTAGGAACAGAGGAACTTGTTTTTAATGGTGCTACAATGACTTTTACAAGTTATGAAAAGCCAAAAGATGAACCAAACGCAGAATTTGACGACAATCCGTTCGTTTAATGAATGAAGGAGTCGAAAATGAAATCTAGTGATTACATTGTTGGTTATAATGACGCAAGGGAATACATGAAGGACAATTTGCTTGAAGCTATTAAGGAAATTGAGAAGTACGCAGACAGAAAAAATTTTAAGGGCATATCAAAGAAAGATGTTGTTTCGGAGTGCATAGCAATTATAAAAAAGTATTCTGAACGCGTATAATGCGATTTAAGGCGTTTTAATTGTTCCAATGGTAAAATTATCGACCGACATATTTTAGATGCCTAAACGGTCAAAATACAAAGCCACAGGGGGTATTCAAGAATGGTAGAAGGATATGAAAATTATTTTTTGAAAAACAGCGATATGAAACGAGTAGAAGAAATGCTTGCAAAAGCCGGAAATAGGTCGGAAAGACGAAAAATATTAAAAGCAATGAATAAAACCGACAAAATATCTCAGTATACAAAAGATAAGATAAGCAAAGATGCGGAAAAAGAGATAGCAGAAAGGACAAACGATTCTTTTGGATACATAATGTCTATGATTGGCATATTATTGCATGACAAATACGGATGGAAAGATTGCCAGATAGAAGATTTGTTTGTTGAAATATCAGATATGCTGTCCGGTGAATGGTCAAATGGAAAATCAGTTGAAGATGTTTCAAAAGAATTGTTTGATAAGACGGGGATAGAATTGGTGGTGAAGTGATGAAAGATTGGATAGAAGGCATAAAGAAGATAAGTGGGGAAGTGTGGGTAATTTTTCGTGCTGCCGCAGAGACTTGGAATCCAGACAAAGACGAGTGGTGGAAAGACTTGTCAGAAAATTTAGAAAATGTTATAATCAATTATAGAGGAACAGAATTTGAACAGTATACAAGAAACTATGTAAACGCTATATTGAATGAAATCGAACGTAGGTATAAGGAGGTAAAAAATGAAGGTAGGTGAATTTTTAGACAAGTTAAAGTTGGCAGAGAAAGAGAAAACTCTATACATCAAGGGCTGTTTTGGAGCCTACATGAATGATGCAAACAAGAAACGATACTCAACTAATTTGGCATATAATGCTGCTAGAAAGAATATGATAATGGCAGCAACGCCGGACACATTTGGATTTGATTGCGTATGTCTTATAAAAGGCATATTGTGGGGTTGGAATGCAGATAAGACAAAAACTTATGGCGGTGCAGTTTATAAGTCGAATGGAGTACCGGATGTTGGAGCAGATGGAATATTAGCATACTTAAAAGGCGTATCAAGTGATTTTAATGGTATTGTCGCCGGAGAAGTAGTTTGGATGAGTGGTCATGTTGGAGTATATGTTGGTGGAGGAAAAGTAATTGAGTGTACTCCAAAATGGACAAATGACGTTCAGTATTCTAATCTTGGAAATATAGGGTATACAAGCGGGCATACACGTTATTGGAAGAAGCATGGGAAGCTTCCGTGGGTAGAATATGAAGATATTCCAACAGTTCAAAAGCCAAGTGAAAAATATTATATTGTCAAGAAAGGAGACACATCCAGCAAGATTGCAAAAGCTCATGGTATCAGTTTAAGAGAGTTTTCAGCCCTTAATCCTAGCATTACGAACCTAAACAAGATATATGTAGGGCAGAAAGTGAGGGTAAAATGATTCAACAAACATACCTTTACACACCAAAAGCCAGAGATATTGAGGATACAAAAGTTGGTGATATTCTGATGGTTGCAGATGGAGACAGATACGAACAATACAAAGTATTGAATGTTTATCCATATCATGTAATAGCACAGGGCGAAGATGGAAAGAAAAAATCATTTAGTGTTGGTGATTTGGTTAAGATAGGCAAAGAAGCAAGCAATGGAATGTTTATCCGGACAGAGAAACCAAGTTATTGCGATTATGATTGATCAACAAAGAAGGCGAGGAAAGTAAAAACCTCGCCTTTTTACAACCAAAGTGAAAATTTTTCTATGCCCCCACCCCCTATAAAAAGATGAACAGAAATTAAATTTAGATTTAGCAAAAAAACTGATAAAATTTATACAAGATTTAATTTTGGTCTTTTTCTCTATCATTTTCTTCTGAATCGTAAAATATGTCGAATATATGCTCTTTTTCTGCCAAATAATCCAATATTAGTGAACTTTCCCAATCAGATCTCAATTCATACTCTTTTGTATCAGGAAACCATTTTAGTACATCTTTTTTTACAAGTTTCTTTAATCTTTTTTGCGTATTAGCAAAGTTTTCTTCTATTCCTGTATATACTTTTGTCAAGTTTGATTTTCCATTTTGATCTAAAAACCATATAATCTTCAATTCCAAAATTGTGCAGAAGTGAACTGCATACATAAAGTTTCTATCTCTGATAGTCATAATATAATACCTCCTTATATTAAAAACTTTTCTATATTTTCGTTGTAAAATCCTTGTCTATCTGAAACATTAAACATATAAGAATACACATCCCGCATTTCCATTGTGTTGTAAAGTTTTCTTTCTAAAAACTTCTCAGGGATTTTTGAATCATCCGGATAGTAATAAATCCTGGACAATCCATTTTTTGCTATACAAGTCCTTAAAACTATTTTATCGTCAATCTTATATACAAAATCGCAAAGTAGGCAAGCTTTTTCCCAAGTATTCCTAGTTCCTTCTGAATTCATATAATAGATATTTCCTTCACCTGTTACACCAAAAACCTTTTTTGCATCAGTTATAAAATCCAAAATATTATTTATCATAATTATCCTCCTGTTTTCCAAAAATTGCTAACAATCCAATAAGAAACAGTATAAATGCTGGGGTAGCGTCCTCGCTGCCAAGTAATACTCCATACAATATTGCAAGTAACAAAATGCAGATCCCAAGAATCTTTATTTTTGCTTTGCTCATTTCCGGACACCTCCTTAAATGTGATTTAAATGATTTTCGATTTTTTGTTTGAGATTCATCATAAATCTTATGTTTTTGTCTGAAAACTGATTTTTTAAGTTGCTGCCAAGAACTGTATCTAACAAAACTTTTACAATCAGAATCTCCGACAAATTGAATTCAAGAATATTTCCCTCTTTTAATTTTTCAATCAACATTTCGTGTTCTTCGCTTATAAAATCATACATATTTTTTTTCTCCTCTCCAAAGTGAAAATTTTTCTATGCCCCCCGGGGGGGTAAACTTTTGTATAATATCTAAAATCAATTATGATCCTATTTTCGTGATTAAAAATTATGTGAAATCGTTTTGCTATGTTTTGAGCTAGAATAATTGTTATTTTCGCCAGAATGCCCGTAAATCATGTTTTATTTTGAGATGTATATATTTATGTTAGTAAACTATAAAGTTAGAATATGAGGATTATACGCGGTCGCTATGTTGCTAGTTATCCACCGATATATTTTGCTTCAAGATCTTCGCATATGTCATTGTAGAAAATGCAACCAACAAGAACTCCATTCGTGTCATTCTATTCTGCTGCCAAAATGCGATCATAGTATGCATTTTCTGCTTCAATTTCCTCATCGGTTTGTAGTGGTGTATAATACGGACAACCGGATTTCATATCGCACATATGATCTAAAATCAATTCTTCCGTGATACTTTCGCAGTTACATTCCATATAATCAACGCTTGAATCGTAAAAGCAATGCTTACAATTTATACACATAATTTTTACCTCCTTAAATCGCATAACCGCAAATTTCCATAAAATCCATTGTATACCTTGAAAATGTACGTTGATCATTTATATCTGTCGCAAGTATAACGCAAGGGCTGCCACCGGATGTCATAAATGCATCGATACCAACAAAATAGAGTTTATTCCCGTGACTATCCAAAATATTAGTTTGCGATTTCCTTTTTATACTTTTCATTTTGTAACCCTCCTAAAAATTTTTTCGCTGCAAATTTTAAAGTGAAATTTTTTGATACCCCCCAGGGGGGTGAAACTCCGGTATAGAATCCGACAAAAGTTTTTCCAGAATACATGGATATTTTTGCTTTATGATCCGTATAATGGTATTTCATGACCTGGAAACCGATTTTTTGCAAATATATTGAATATGGGCTTTTTGAGCATACCCGCGAAGCGTTGTATTTTGCTTTTTTAGGCGCTTTTCTGAATGTCTTATAAATATATAGCCTTGTTACTTTTTTGGTGTTTATACGGTCAATATACGCTCTTGTTTTGTAAACCTGTTTTTCTGTCGCGACTTCTGTTGTTGCTTCTGTCGGCACATTTTCGGGATTTTCTGCTGTCTTTTCTGCTTCTGTTGCGGTCAAAAAGTCCTCAAAATATGCCGGATTGCTTTCGATTACCCACGAAAGCCCGCTATTTTCAACCGCCTCCAGGAAACGCGCCCGCATTTCTGCCGCGCGTGCCCTGCCTTCTGAGGGTGGATTGAGTAGTTTTTGAGAAATCCCGTTTTCTGTTATCCATGCTATAGCTTCTTTTGCTGTCTTAAAATATCCAAATGCAGCCACTCGCGCCCCATATGCGGGAGATGTCAAACAATAACCGCCTCGCTTTATTTCGGGTTTTTTATGAATAAAATACCATATACCGCCGATTTTATAAAAATCACCCGTCACGGCTTCGGCGGTTTTGGTTCCGGAATTATCAACGTTGACAATTATTCCGGTACCGCGTTTTTTTGTTACTTTTTCCGGCTTTTCTACGTCGCAAGAAATCCCGAAAGAATCAGCGAGGAAAACAAGAATCTTTTCAAGTTTTGCAATCAATTTTTCGTTTTTTGATAATCCAGTGAATGTTTTTTCATATTCAAGGCGGCACGATGCAAAACTTTGTACTTTTTCCGCGATTGTAAAAGATCCCTCCTCGCTACTATCTGCAATGGCAAAAAACTTTTTGAAATCTGAAATTGTAAACATTTCAACGGCGTTGTTTAAATCCAGAGTAAAAGCCCCGTGCCCGCATTTGTAAGTAAAACTTAAAATGTGCTTATTTTCTGCAATCATTTCCAAATATCCCATACAAAAAACCTCCAACACTTTTATTTTTTTGCGGCTATAACGCCGCCGCGCCTACTTTCTTTTACTATCGGTCTATAGGTCGACCGGAAGCCCCGCCGCCGGTGTGGGCGGTCGATTGACTTTTTCAATTCCGGCGGGGTATGTTTTTATAAAATGCCGTTCTCCTTTATATCTTGTACCATGATGTAATATCATGATTTCTTGGCACTCTGTCGCCGCAATACGTAGTTTCATAATTTTCTAATTCGTCAATATCTGCGATTGTCAAGCCTTCATATTCTTTAACGAGATATTTTTCATCATTTTCATACTCTGATATAAAGTCCTCGGCTGAATACAAGTCACCATTTTCAATAGCTTTTCTAATTGTTTCTATTGTAGTGTCTATTTCGTTAGGGTCGATTTTACATGATATTTCGGACGAATCAAAGTAATACCATGTTTTATTTTCATCCGATATAAGTAATCCAGAATTTCCATTGTTAATCTCTAAATACATTTCCATTTTTTCTACCTCCTATATAAATGATAAAACCGTCATTTTCCAAAACTTCCAAAACTTCCGCTTTTTCTTCATCCGTCAAAACTTCCACGCCTTGTCTTTCAAGGTCTGCGAATTCTGCGTCAATCCATGCAGCCCATGCTTCAACGGTTAATTTTTCGCCGGATGCCTCCAAACTATCAATGTAATTTCTTAAATTTTCATTCATGATTTTTACCCTCCTACTTCCTAAAAATTTCTATATCCATCTATATAAGCAGTATCCGTTAAAGCGTTATAATATAAAGTCCAGTTCCAACCATAAACGCCGCTATTTGTTCCAATAACTTTTACGCCGTCGCTATATTTCGATAGTCCGTCATCTTGCAAACAACAATATCCTCTTTTTACATTCTTACAAGTTCTTACAAATTGATTTAATTCTTTCCTCGTCATAGATTTTACCCTCCTATTTTCCCAAAGTGAAAAATTTTTTATCCCCCCAGGGGGGGAGACTGCTTTTTATTGGTTCAGATCCGATATTTTTTAAAAACCATTGTATTTTCCCGGTTTGAAAAATATCTTGCTTTTTCGCGTATTGTTTTTTTATTTCGCGTTTTTAATCTCACGATATATCAAACGAGACAAAAGGCTTTCCGCATCTGATTCTGAAAATCTTTCTTTTTCTGCTTCGGTTTCCTCAAGTATAGCGCCGAGGTCATCCACCGCAGAACGATTATAATAGTAACAAGTATCAATTATTGACGGAAGCCCCGCCGCCCATGATTCAAAACTAGCAACTTCTGCATGATGTGCGCATTCCCATGGGTTTCGATATTCATTGCGGAAAGTCTCAAGAATGATTTCCGCGGTTTCCTTGAATGTTTCCGGCGTATCAATGCCATAATTGCAACCGTCGAAATTATCCATAATGTACTTCTTAATGTTTTCTTTTGCCTTTTTTGAATTTGTTTTTAACATAATAAAAACCACTCCTTTTCTAAAATTCGGCATTGATAGCTTTTTCTAGCTTTTCAACCGGAACACCTATTTCTTCCATAAAATCTGTTATATCGGAATCGCATGACAGAAAAGCGGAACCACCGCAAGCGTATTCTACTATTATTTCGTTGCCATCGATGCAAAAGAATATACCGCCGATAAATAAAGGCGTTTCCTCGTTTTCGTAGATTCTTTTTGTTAATTCATATAGTCTATTAAACATATTGTTTATCTCCTTTTTTCTTTCTCTCACTATCTGCCTTCTCTCACTCGCCACTTTTGCGGCGGGCGGTTCTTCGGTTTTGTTGTGAGGCTATATGTTCTTTTGTTAGTTTCATTATACCAAATAATATAATGTATGTCAATACTATTTTTATAAAAAATATAGGAAAATGCAAATAAATTTACATAGCCATACTATTGTGATAGTATAAATGTGTAAAAAATTGACATTATTGATATACAAAAAAGGAGAAAAAAATCATGAGCATAAAAGGCATAATGCAAACCGCAGCAAAACGGAAAAAGAAAAAATACGACGATATAGCAGCAATACTGGGGATATCACGGCAGACCTACGCGAACACTCTTTCTCGCGGAAACATGAATGCGCGAACGGTGGAAAAAGTCGCGGATTTCCTGGATTGCGACATAGTTTTCATAGACAGAAAAACCGGCGATGTTTATTGCGGATACGACGATTAAAAGAAGGGAGCGAAACCAAATGAAAAAAGAAGAAAGAGAGAAAATCACAAAAAGAAGGGCAAAATTGGATCAGATCGAAAAAAATGAAAATGACATTCAGTATACATTTGACCGTGTGACGGAAGTAGCCCCAGAGGGCATGACATGGGAGGGATTGCCGGACGGGATAAAAGACCAAATAGATAACGCTATAAGTGATTTTTGTCTTTACGAGTGCAAACCACCTATAAGCGATATGTCACAATCCCGCGCCCCGTTATGGTCTGCATGTTGTCAATATATCGGAAATACTGTCTATAAAAAATATAAGATACTACGCAATGGGCGGAACGACCGCGACGAGGTCGGGCGGTGGGTTCCATATGACGAAAATATTATAATTTCTTCTATTCCTATTTGGGTTATGTATTGCAGATTATTCCAAAAAGCCCCTTTTGCTTCTGATTTTTGGGAGTTCGTCGGGGCTTCTTTTGACTGGTTTTATAATTATAGGGCGGTTGAGGTAACCCCCGCGCGGGCAGAAATTTCACAAAAACTGAAATTTATACAAGAAACAGGGCTTGCGGGGCTTATATCCGACGGACGCGGAAACCCAACTGGCGCTATCGCTATTTTGAACCACTGGCACGGATGGAGCCAGACCGCCGCGCCGCAGGAAAAAACCGCACAAAATGTTATTTCCGTGCATGATTTGCCTCGCTTGGGGGAGATTTCCGGCGAAAATGGGAGCCCACAAGGAAACTAAAACTATATGACACAATATAAAAGCGTTATTTATGGGAAAAACGCGACCACTCTATATATGTATTCGGAAAATGTAAATTATACGAAATGATTTTTGCATCGGTTCCGGCGGCGGATTGGAGCGGTGTGGGGGTTTCCTTTGCAGCGTTCGAGGGGCGGGGTTACCCCTCTAAATTTCCGAGAACCGCGATATTTGTCATACGCAAATCGATTATTGACATACAAACTAGCATATGATATACTATATTTGTCATACGATAATAGAAAGGTGGTGATAAAATGCGAGGTAGACCTACGACAGACCCGAAACATTATAGGATAAACTTGCGGATAAATGAAGAAACATACAGAAATCTTGAGAGTATTTGTAGGCAAAACGGGTTGACGGTAGCGGAATATGTGAGGTTTCTTATTTCTAGTAATGATCTAACTTTGTCACCGGAGGAGAAGAGACTACTAAAAGACATATTTAACATGGCTAGGCTAAGTGGGATAAGCAGAAAAGAATTTCTTTGTTTACTAGATGAAGAACTAACAAATGGAACTATAGTGGTAGAAAATGGGGGAATAAAGAGAGGAAGTGATTTGTAGTATGCGAATGGGTTTCAAACCGTGGGATGTTGTTGTTGGCAATCAGGAGTACAAAATAATTGCATATGAAGATGGGTATTTTAGTGGGGAATACTATAAAGTGTTCCAAGATAACCATGAGGATTCTATTGATTTTAATAGTGATACGTTTGTATGTTGGGGAATAAAATATGTACCACAAAATTGTATTGGAGAAGATATTCTTGGAAATAGGTGTGTGAATCTTGATAGCAAAATAACAATAACTAGAAATGGGAAAGATTTTTACTCATTTGAAGGTGATATGTACTTTGGAATAGACCGCGCGAGGGTAATTATAAATGACCTAAACAAACATTCTTTTAAATTTAACAATAGAGATTATGAGAGAGATATACTTGGTACATATGTTATGTATTTCGACGCTGAATATATTGTTAAAAAGTGGTTTCAAAGTGAACTTGAAGTGGAGATAGAAAATACATTTTCTGGCAAAACAAAGAGAATCTCTATTTTTGACAAGAGGGCAATGTGGGGATGCAGAAAGAAAACACAAGAAGAAAAGAAACATTGTTATGTGTACTACATAATTAACGAAGCTAGAAACAAAATTAAAATTGGAATATCGAATGATCCTATTTCAAGAGCGAAAAACATACAGACTTCAAGTGGTGAGGAAATAGAAATACTGAATATAATAGAATTTGATAGCAGAAACGAGGCGCTCGAAACGGAAGAATTTTTGCATAAACGTTTTGAAGATTTCAGAATGCGACCAACAAAAGTTTCGACTTCTAGCGAATGGTTTGATATAAAAATAAAAGATGCGTTGTTGACTTGTTACAAAACAAAAGAGCAAATTATGGAATTTATTAACGCTATGAGTGAAAAAGGGAGATAAAAGCGAGTAGATAAACGAACATGGTAACTTATATATTAAATTATAGGAGGTATAGTTATGGCAAGACCGACAAATGATCCAAAACCGTATAGGGTGAATCTGAGAATCAACGCGGAGACGAATGAGAAGTTAAAGAAGAAATCTGAGGAACTAAACACGACGATAGCTGAATATGTTAGGAGCTTGATAGACAAAGATATCAAAGGGGAATGATATGGACGTAAGGCATTGTGAGATATGTGGGAAAGTATTCATTACTGATAGCCCAAGAAAGATATTTTGTTCTGACGAATGCTTGAGGATATCAAGCAACAGGAGAAAAAATGAAAGTCTGAAAGCGGAATGGGCAGCATACCGGAGTTCACTTGATCAGTTCAAGGGGGATGAGCGCGAAAAACCGAAGATGTCAATAGGAGAGATTTCCGTGTTGGCGAAGAAGGAAGGTCTTTCGTATGGGCAATACATAGTAAAATACAAATTATAATGTAAAACAAGAGCCATAGGAAAAATTCCTGTGGTTTTTTGTTATAATGACTTGCCAAAATACTATTATTGTGGTATTATTGATATACAGAAATAAATTTATCTCAGATTGGGGGTGAAAATTTGGGAAGAGAGGTATCAAAGAGAACGAAATCGCAATGTGACAAGATTTTGGACTACATGGAACGTCATGGAAGCATAACGCAGATGGATGCAGTCAAAGAATTTGGATGTTATCGACTTTCGGCAAGGATATTTGACTTGAGGGATTCCGGTTATGCGATAACGACAACAATTTGCGTTGGTAAGAACAGGGAAGGGCACACAATGCAGTATGCGAAATACAGATTGGAGCAGTAATGGGCATTTTTTGCAAGCACGAAAAAAGCGAAGTAGTCTCATGGAAATATGAGAACATAGGAAAACCGGAACAACAAATAAAAGCAAAAATGAGATGTACGAAATGCGGGAAAGAGTATATAAAGGTTGTATCCGGAGAGAGGATGGAGGCGTTTTCTATTGTGTACGAAGATAGATTTAGGAAAGCATAACATGAGATTGTACGAAATAAGTGGGGTTATAAAGGGTTGCGAAGGGATATTAGCTGGAGGAACAGAGAAATCGAAGAGACTAGCGAAGGAAGCGGCATATGATTGTATCAAAAGGATTATAGATTCATGGAAGTTGGAGGTAGAAAATGATGAATCTAAAGAGCATTAAGTGTCACTTGAAGGCGATCCCGTGTTTTTTAAGAACAGGGGAGTATGTTACACATTGTTATGTAGAGAAGGAGCGTTTTGTGCATGATATTTTTGTTACGGACATAGGATTTAGGATTTCGTCAAGCATGGAGCATTCTGACGATGAGGAATATATTAAGGAAGCTATTCTGATTGGATGGGAATGCAAAAGATGCGGAAAATCAATTATGACGTGGCAAAGAAAGCCGATATTGCCTGTAATGGAGGATAAGGAATGAATACATACATTATTAAAGCAATGGTACGGAAATTAAACGACGATGATTTTATTGAGATGTACGCCGGATATGAACTTTGTTCAATAAATCGTGCGGCATGGTATAGCAATCATAAATGTGCAACATTTTTCTGCAACGTTGGAGAGGCGAGGAAATTCTTTGAATTCAACAAGGAACGTCTAATATGCAGCAAAAACTATTCTGTAGCGTTAGATTCTGTTAAAATATGCAGAATTAAATTTGACGAGGAGGAAAAGATAAATGTGGTCTAACAATCAATCATTTAGGCAATCTCCTTGTCTTAATTGTACGGACAGATATGTTGGATGCCATGCGAACTGCGAAAGGTACAAAGAAGCGAAACAAAAATACGAGGAAATACGACTAGAGAGGAATAAGAATGTGGAATTGCAACACGCGATAGCTTCTATGAAACATAAGCAGTATAAAGAGGTATCGTACCATAAGAGGAATAAATGATGATAGTAGAAGTGTTGAAGGTTTTATTGATATTTTTATGCGGAATAATAATCGGTTGGTGCAGTTTCTTCTTCGGAATCATACCAACAGATGATGATGAAGGGGATTAAATATGACGAAGAACCGTGGTAGTGACATTATTGTCCTTACCAAACAGACGATGAAAAGGAAGATGAATAATGGCGTGTTTTCTAAAAAACAATTCAGTTCCTTGCGAAATTCCATGTGATCAATGTATTATGCAGAAAGACGGGGATTTCGACGGAATGTTCTGGCGGCGAGACTTGAACGAATATGTATCAGAATATTGCTGTCAGGTTTGTCGACGTGTGAAAAAGACCGACAGCATGAACAGCGTGATCAGGGATGATTGCTATGATTGCGATCTGCCAATTTGAAAGAAGGTGAGTGAATGACCAAAACAATATGTGATATATGTGGTAAGGAAATGCCAACTACAAAATTTGTAGATCATATTGAAGATCTAAATTTTTGTATTTCAAGTCATGGAAGAATATGGGATATATGTACTGAGTGTAGGGATGAACTTAATGAGTGGATGAAAAAACGAAAAGCAGATAAGGAAAGAAGGTGAGAGATAAGGAATGATGCTACGAACAAAAGGTGAACAGAAAGCCTATCTTGATGGATATGAAATGTGTGCCGAATGTATAGAACAGTATCTGTCAGACGAAGGTAAGAAAAAGTTGGAGTGCTTGCTTATGGCGGTAAGAAATGCGGTAGAAATTGAAGATGTGGCAGAAAGTGAGGGATATGGAATGACATTTAAGGTCATAGATACAAAAACAGGCAAAGAACCCACAAGTAGAGTGATAGATAACATAGCCCGGAAAGGCGGTCTTATGACTATGGATATCGACCAATTTTTTGTTGGTGAAGATGGCTCTCTTGTACTTGCTGATGATTGTGGAAATATAACATATTGCGACACTGAAAGATTCATGGTTATACAGCAGAAAAGTGAGGATAAGGAATGACAACACAGTTTGCAATAGATTATCTATTAGATGATTGTCAAGATTGCCCCGAAAACAAGAACGGAGAATGTATGACACAATCTCATTGTTTTGAAGTAAAGCGAATGGCAATTAAGGCTTTACGGACGATGAGTAAAGCAGAAAGTGAGGTAGAAGATGGCAATAGATAAAGAGTTATTTTATGCATCACATGGGCTTAAATATCCTGTTGTAGCTAGACCATATACAGATGATATGGAAGTCAAAGAAGTTGTTTTTACCAAGGCTGATATGGTGGATGTACTTAACAGAATAAGAGCCGAGATAGAAGATACGCTATATGTTGATTCGCTAATATTTGGAGAATTGATTGACTTTAAGAACGGAAAAATAAGTGCGGATGATATTATTGAGGAATTTAATCGAGTAACAAGGTTAGAAGTATTAAAAATCATTGATAAGTACAAGGCAGAAAGTGAGGATAATAAATGAAAGTTGTGATTGATATACCAGAAGAAACCGTGAACACAATAAAAGATAATGCTATGTTTGCTAAAGAAGTAGTAAGCAGTATCAAGTGGGATATAACAAACGCAATAGTCAACGGCACACCATTACCAAAAGGGCATGGAAGATTGATTGACTATGGATATGTTGTGGATGCGATAGATGATTGGATAAATGCAGGAGAATATAACTACACTAATGCAACCTACTATTTAAGAAAACGTGTCTCAAATGTATCAACAATCATAGAAGAAGATAAGGAAAGTGGGGGGGAGAAGGAATGATAGTCAATATATGTGGAATACCACACAAAGTAATTGAGTGCGAGGACAACTTTAATGTTGATACCCACTTTGGGCAGATAGATTATAAAGCCTGTGAAATCAGAATTAACAAAGATATGCCACAGGAAAGCAAAGATGAGGCACTTTGCCATGAAATGGTACACGGCATATTTGTTCATCTTGGGTACAACGATTATTCACAGGATGAGCAATTAGTGCAGGCTTTGGGAAATGCAATATATCAAGGATTCAGCATCAAGGCAATTGAGACACAGGAAAGTGAGGTCTGATATGGCAACATATGAAATCACGGCAGAACTGAATCTGAAAAAGATTATTGCAGAATCAAGAGAAGTCGCACAAGCCTTGAATGAGTTTGCTGATAATCTTGAACGGATTGAAAAGAAGTATATTGAGCCACAGGAAAGTGAGTAAGTATGAGAATCGGTTTGATAGATGTTGATGGGCATAAATATCCTAACTTGCCATTGATGAAAATATCAGCATACCACAAAGCGCAGGGTGATAGTGTGGAATGGTATCAACCAATGTTTAGTGGTCACATGGACAGGGTATACATGAGCAAAGTATTTTCTTTCACTCCAGATTATGAATGGTGTATCGATGCTGACGAAGTAATAAAGGGAGGCAGTGGATATGCAATCGAGTTGGTAAATGGGAAAGAGATATACCACAAAGATCGTGATTGTGATCTGCCATATGCGATTGAGCATATATATCCAGATTACTCACTTTATCCAGATTACACAAAGGATACTGCTTATGGATTCTTAACAAGAGGTTGTCCGAGAGGTTGTGGTTTTTGCCATGTGGCAAGCAAAGAAGGAAAATGTTCTTACAAGGTTGCTGATTTATCAGAGTTTTGGAGAGGGCAAAAGAAGATAGTTTTATGCGATCCAAATATTCTTGCCTGTAAAGATCATCCCGAATTATTGCAACAGCTCATTGATAGTAAAGCGAAAGTTGAATTTAATCAAGGTTTGGATATTCGGCTTATAAATGACAGAAACCTTGAATTGATGAAACAGATTAAACTTGACGGAATACATTTTGCTTTTGATCGGTGGCAAGACAAGGATATTATCGAGCCAAAGTTAAGGCAATTTAAAGAGAAAACATGGTTTGACAAAGACAAAGGGCGTGTAATGGTATATATTCTCACAAACTTTGATACAACACTTGAACAGGACATTTCCAGAATACAGCTTTGTAGAGAATTAAATTTTTCTCCATATCCGATGATCTATGACAAGGAGCATTGCGATCCGATTTATCGGAAGATGCAAAGATGGTGTAGCAATTTTATATTTTGGAGTTGTCCTACGTTTGAACAATATGTGGGTTAAACCACAGGAAAGTGAGGACGACGATGATGATTACAAAATCTGATTATCAATTATACGTTGAAAGGGGAGATTAAGATTGAAAAAGAACGAATATAAGAATACAAGATTGACTATATGGCAAAAAATCATCTTGATATCATTTTTGTTTTTTTCTTGTGTTTGTTTCACAATGACTATTCTTATTATAGTAAGAATGTTATGGAGGTAAACTGAATGTATTGTATATGTTGTAAACATTTTTTCATTGAAAAACATACGGCAACTTTTGATGACGGAAGTAATCATACATTTGTATATGCTTGTTGCGACAAAAATGATGCAAAAAGAGGACTTCATGAGTTAGAAGAAAACGAGGATGCAAGCAGCTTATATAGATATTTCGAGTGTTACGATTATAATTAAGGAAGGAATTCGTTATGACAGAGCATAATTTTTCAAAAGGAGAATGGGTTATTTCTAAACCATCGTCAGAATATTTAGGATTGCAAAGGGTAAAATTTCTTGGAGATAGTCAATTAGATTATGATTATTTTATTGGAGAGGATGAGGTTGGTTTTATTTCGGATGATTGGTTGATTTCAGATTTTAAGAGAGAACAGGAGTGAATAATATGGGCAGACCGATTGATCCAAATGCAAAGAGAAAAGTTTTAATGAGTAGAGTTGATGAAAAGGAATACGAACAATACATTAAATTAGCGGAAGATAGAAGTACAAATGTAGCAGAACTTATCCGTAGACTACTTCATGAGGAAATGACAGGAAGAAGCAGAGTAGGATATTGCACTTTACTCCAGAGAGATTTTGTAGATGCAATAAAGCGTGTGCCGGAGGATAACCTGGATGACTTGTACGCATATTGCTTGTTGAATAAGATGCGAATAAATGAATTGCTTGTTGAATTTGATCGCGCACTTGATGCAGAAGAGATAATAATAGTTGATAAGCGAATTATTTGTAACAATAAAGAAAATAAAAATGGTTGTGAAGAGGAAAATATGGAATGCCAATAGTAAAATTATATACTATAGTTACAAACGACAAATATGAATTTCCGGTAGCGTTTGACCTAATAGGTGCAAAGTCAGTTGCCGATTATATGGGAAAGAAAATAGGAACTGTTAGAAAAAACATATGTTCCGGCATATGGAACGGGAAATACAAAGCTATTCCAAGTGGCATTTATACTACTACAGAATTTGAAAAATCATTAAAGAATAGTGAGCGTTGCAAGAGATATTATTGGAAAAAACATGGATAACATACAAACTATTGACTTAATACTTATAAAATAGTATAATGAAAGGAGAAAAGATGGATACGAAAGAACTTTATGAAAACAACAAAGAATTTAGAGATTATTTAGACAGGTATGTAAAGAAATATTCAAACGGAAAACCAATAGATATTAAAGAGGCGTTTGAACATTTAATAGTTAAAAACGTCGCTAGGGAATATACCAAAGATTGTTAATTTTTCTTTCGATGATCTCCTATAATAACCCACTAGCGGAATGCTGTTAAGAACCGTCACAAGGTTCGGTGGGTTTTAGCTTTTCAACCCTCGTCTCACTCCTAGTACGGCAGCGGCTGTGATTAAACGGACTTCAAATGTCCGGCTAGGAATTCAAAGGGGCGGTATCTGAAATAGGCGTTGATTCGCAATAACTCAGATAATAATTATCGCCCCTTTTTGGAGAATAAATGAAAAAATGTGCTAATTGTAAATGGCATGAAGATTTTTCGGGAGCTTGCATGAACGGATTGTCAGAATGGAAAGCTAATTTTACAGAAAATTCTTTTGTGTGCGAAGAATGGGAAGAAAGGGAAGTCTATAATGGCAAGTCTGGAACTGATAAAAACAGTACAGTCATATGATGCATATATTGAACAACATGGGATAGAAGAAAAAGCCGTTGATGCATACTACGAAGCGTGTAAAGCGGCTTATTTGATTGAACATGATTCTATATACGGAGAAGTAATATCTACAAAAGCGAAGCAGATATTAGAGCAATATGTAAGACAAGTGACAGGTGGAACTTTGTTTTTGCTTGAAGAATGGGCAGAGGCAAACAAGCAGGAAGTAAAACAGATAAACCAATATTATGACATATTGCGATTAGAAGCGCCTTATAATGTAGATAGTTTCAAATTATATATTGAGAAAGACCGAAAAATTAGAGACAGGTTTTATCAACCTCGTAGGAATACTCTCATTCGAATTTCTAAAGCGATTCAACGGTTAGAGAACGACGATTTAGACGTACTATTCTTGCATATGCCTCCTAGAACCGGTAAGCTGTTAGCAGATGATACACCCGTATTTACTTCTGAGGGGTGGAAAAATCACGGGGATCTTGTTGTTGGTGACAAGGTTATAGGTAGTGACGGTAAATTTACAGAAGTAGTAAAAGTGCATCCTAAAAATGTGGCAAATATGAAAGTCACATTATCTAACAGAGAAGTATTTTATTGTCACGAAAACCATGAATGGACAGTTGAAGATTTATTTGACGGAATATGGCATACATACGAAACGAAATATATGTTCAATGAACCAAAAAGGTATTATCTTCCGAAAATAGAAGGGAACACAGATGATGTTTACATTGCAAGCATAGAAAAATGCGAAGAAAAAAAAGGGAATTGCATTACTGTTTCTAACAAAGATGGTTTGTATGCAGTAGGAAAGACAATGCAACTTACGCATAATAGCGGTGACATTACAATGGACACGTTATGGCATTGTGCAAGGGATATGGAAAAATCTAATCTCTATGTAACATACAAAGAAGGACTTGGCGGTGCATTTCTTGACGGTGTAAAAGAAATATTACAAGATGGAACAACTTATAGATTTGCAGATGTATTCCCAGATGTAAGAATAGTGGCGACGGATGCAAAAAACAATAAAATAGATTTAGGACGTGTAAAGAAATATAAAACATTATCAGGTAAGGGTCTTGAATCCGGATTAAATGGTGAGTATGATGCGACAGGTTGGTTAGTAATAGATGATCCATTAGAAGGTGTGCAAGATGTATTGTCAAAAGAGGTTCTAAAAAGGAAACAAACTATTTTTGATAATAATGTACTTTCAAGAAAGAAAGAGAAATGCAAGCTTATTTTATTGGGTACGTTATGGAGTGTAAACGACCTTTATGGAAATTATCTTGAATACCTAGATTCTCATGATACCGGATTAAGATGGGATATTATTAAAATTCCGGCATTAAATGAAAAAGACGAGAGTAATTTTGAATATCTTTATGGAGTTGGATATTCGACACAATATTTTTTGAATACAAGAGCAAAATTCGAGATGAACAATGATATTGCCGGATGGAATGCACAGTATCAGCAAGAACCTATAGAAAGAGATGGAACAGTATTTAACGAGGAAGATACGAATTATTATTATGAATTACCGGAAGGAAAACCGATAAAAATAATAGCGCATTGCGATACGGCATTAGGAGGCGAGGACTTTCTTGCATTTCCTATAGCGTATTATTATGAGGATGATAAAGGAAATTTACGAGGATATATAGAAGATGTAATTTTTGATAATTCAGAGAAACACATTACGCAACCACAAGTTATTTCCATGATCAAGCTCCATAAGATAAGGAATGTTCATTTCGAAAGCAATCAAGGCGGCGAAGGATATAAAGACGATGTTCAGAGAGAAATAAAGGCAGATAAAACCTACAAAGAACCTTGTAATATATCATCATCATGGGCGCCTTCAACAAAGAGCAAAGAGCAAAGAATATGGGATAATGCGCAAGACATACGACAACTATACTTTAAGCATCCAAGTTTGCAATCTAAACAATATAGAGCGTTTATGAGAAATTTATTTTCGTATACGATGGTACACTCCAAGAGAAAACATGATGACGCGCCGGATGCGTTATCTGGATTGGTAGAATTTGAGAGAAATGGAAGTGGAGTTACAAAAACAAAGATTATAAGCCATTTGATATAGGGGGATATGATATGACAACAAAACAATATTTAAGTCAAGTAGAAAGATTAAACAAAACAATAGAAAACAAGATTATGGAAGCAAACCAAATAAGAAGTATGGTGTGCAATATATCTTCTCCGATGGAAAGTGACAGGGTACAGACATCTCATAATTACGACAAATTAGGAGACAGAATTGCAAAACTTGTTGACATTGAAACAGAACTTGCTGAACTAATAGACAGTTTAATTAAGAAAAGACAGCATATCATAAACCAAATAGACAAGATGGATAAAAAGGAACATTACCTTATACTAACATACAAGTATGTTCAGTTTATGGAGTTCAAAGAAATATTTCTAAAAATGTGTATTTCTGAAAGATCCATGTACTCTATTTATGGTCAAGCTCTTAAATGTTTTGAACATATGTACGGGGAAGAATACTTAAAATTGTAAAAATTGCATAAAATTGCATAAAATACTAATTGAATATACTAAAATACTATGATATATTATAAGTGTAAAAATTGTTATTTGCTATATGACGATTTCCCATATGAAAGGACAGCTAATACCCCCTAGTTGTCCTTTTTTATTTCGTGAAATGGAGTTGCAAAGATGCAGATAGGTAGAAAAAATATATATACAAACTACAAATACATAGATAAAACGAATATTCTTGATGTTGTAAGGAAAGCATTTTCTACCCATGAGGAGAATGCTATAGAAATAAACCAATTACTAGAATATGAGTCCGGCAACGTGCCTATGGTTCGTGAGAAAACGTACAGAAGCGACATCCAAAATTTTATTCCAGATCCTCTTGCAAATTATATTGTTGAATTTAAGCTTGGGTTTGAATGGGGAAATCCTATTACGTTTATTCAGTCTGACGACAGCGAACATGAGGGAGATGTTACAAACGTTACTGCTGCCGTAACTAGACTTAATAAATATTATAGGTCGCAAAAGATTAAGACAAAACAACAAGAATTGGCAAGGTTTATCGAAATTTGCGGTTTAGGATATACATATGTTGATGTAAACATGGAATATGAAGAAGGCGATAGTCTTTTTACACTTGATGCATTAGATCCAAGATTTGCATTCGTGGTAAAATCTACTGCATACACCGATAAAAGAGTAATATTAGGCGTATCATATAGGAAAGACGACGAAGGGAACAAACTTATTACCTGTTTTACAAGAACAGAACGTTTTGAATTAAAGAATTTTGATGAAATTACTTTAATTGAAGCGAACCCTCTTGGAAGAATACCTATTATAGAATGGATTCGTTCTTATGATAGACAAGGATGTTTTGAGCGTCTTATGCCTATGATAGACGATGTAACAGCTTCATTAAGCGCATTCCTGGATGCAGTGCAGTCCAATACGGATGTAATATGGTTTTCTTCGGATGTTGAATTCCCAACTATAGAAGTAAAGCAAGAAGATGGAACTACGAAAGAGGAGGTTGTAAAGCCAAAAGACGGAGATTGGTTGTTAGCGAATACGACAAGAGATGGGAAACAACCAAAAGTACAACCTTTAACTGTTGATTATGATTATAATGGACAACTTGCAAATATTAGTGCTACTAGAGCGCATATTTTGAAATTAGCCCATGTTCCTCAAAGAAACGATAATTCCGGCGGCAGCACAGGCGTAGCAATGGATGATGCGGCTGGATGGACCGATGCGGAAGCCGATGCTTGCAGAAAGCAAATGCTTTCAGATAGTAGCAAAATGAATGAGTTGGAAGTAGTTTTAAGAGCTTGTAAGATTTCTCCATTTATTACGGAAGATAATCCTATTATAAAATTAAATTATTCAGATTGTTCACCTAATTTTAAACGGTCAAAAACTTATGATCTTGCCACAAAAATGAATTCAATTTGTACCGGACTTGCGCATGGTTTTGATCTTGCAGACTTAGTAGGAACAGTACAACTATTTGAAGATTCAGCGGAAGTCGTCGCAAGAAGTGGTGAAGGAGTAAGAAAATATCAAGAAACTATATGGCAGAAACAGAATGAGGCACAAGGCGCGGAAGGCGAAGATAGTGTAAATGGAGACAGACTGCAAGCGGATTTGTCGGACCAATTAAGCAATAGTGAAAAATTGAGAATGGGATAATCTATGTTAAGCAGAGTTGATGAAGTAAATACATATGAATATATCTATTCTGACAAGGAAGTTTCTTTAATGTTAAAAGAATATTTTGACGTTATGGATATTTCGGAAGATCAAAAGAAAAAGAGAGAATCAGTAGCAAAAGAGATAAGAGAATCACTATTGTTTTTGTTTGCGTTGGTTTCAACGGCAAATGAGTATGGGTATTTAGACAAAGACTTTGTTTTACAAAAATTTCGTGAGAAATTTGCAAATGTACTTCTTGACAATACTTCGCGGAATGAATATATAGATAGATATTTTACAAATATAACTCAGAATATTGTTGACAACACAATATCGAATTTTAGTGGTGATAAAGATTATTGGGTATCTGATGAACGTGCCATTATAATTGCAGAGAATGAAGCAAACTCCATTGAAAATTATAACGAACTAGAAGATGCAATAGAAAATGGTTACACTATGAAAGAATGGAGAGCAGAACTAGATAATCGTACACGCAAGGATCACAGAAAAATAAATGGTACAAAAATTCCGATTGACGAATATTTTCAGTTTGACGATTGCGAAATGTTATATGCACATGATGTAGTGAACGGAACAGAACGCCAAAATGCAAATTGTAGATGTTCATGCCATTATAGTTAGGAGGATATAAAAAATGACATTACTTGATTTTATTTCAAACCTTACAACTGAAAATGTTAGCGTTTCAGTAGTTGATAATGCTACAGAACAAGAAATCATCGAGTTTAAATCTCAAGGATATGCCGGAATTGAAAGCGATATATCGGCAAGGACTGTAAAAAAGTGGAGCATAAAGACATACACAAATACTCCAGCGCACATTACGGTTATTCTTGATGCTACAAATAATTAGGGTATATCCCTTTTTATATAGCGCTAGAGAAAGCGCGATATAAATTTCGCAAACGTTAAAGAAAACGGTAAAAAATGCAAAGTCGGTGGACTCAAAACACAAAGGAGGAATTATGTCAGAAGAAGTAAAAGTAACTTCCGTTGAACCGGAAACAACCACAGAAGCACAAACAGAAAAAGCAACGCCTTCTGTTGAAGATTTGCTTGCAAAATTAGCGCTTGCAGAAGCAGAGAAATCTAAATTGAAAAGCGCAAATGATAAATTAAGCAAAGAATCAGCAGAATACAAAAGACAGCAACGTGCATCTATGACTGTTGAAGAACAGAAAAACGCAGAAATCGAAGAAAAGATTAGACTTCTTACAGAACGTGCAGAAGCAGCGGAGAAAGAAAATAATCATAACAAAGCAATAGCTGCGTATAAGGTAATTGATGATAGCAATGTCGTTGAAAACCTTATTGGTGCAGTAGCAGACGCGGATCATGATGCGATTGCAAAAATAATTGAATCAGAATGTGCGAAAGCTGTCAGAGTAGCACAAGCGGAATGGTTGAAATCTCGTCCGGCAGTTAATAATGGAACGGGTAATTCCATGACAAAGGAAGAAATTCTGGCTATTAAGGATGATGGAGAACGTCAAAGAGCAATAGCAAGAAACATTCAACTATTTAGTTAAAGAAAGGAAAAAAAAGAAATGGCAGAGCAGAATCTTATTAAAAAAGATGATCTTGCAAGAGCAAGAGAGGTAGACTTTACCTACCGTTTTACCGACAGCATTAGAAAGCTGACACAGGCACTTGGAGTAACAAGAAAGATTGCTAAACAGGCAGGAACTGTACTGAAAGCTTACAAGGCAGTTGGTACACTTGAGAATGGTTATGTTGGTGAAGGAGAAATTATTCCTCTTTCCAAGTATGAAACTGTTCCGGTTTCATTTAAGGAAATTGCACTTAAAAAGTATCGTAAAGGAACTTCCGCAGAAGCTATTATTGAAGGTGGTTACGATCAGGCAGTTAATATGACCACTTCAAAAATGCTGAAAGATGTTCAGAAAGTTATCAAGAATGAGTTCTTTGGTTTCCTTGATGAAGGTACCGGACGTGCTAGTGGCGCTACTTTCCAGGCAGCACTTGCGCAGTCATGGGGTCAGCTTGAGGTTAAGTATGAGGATACAGAGTATAGCCCTGTGCACTTCATGAATCCGCTTGATGTAGCAGATTACCTTGCAACCGCAAACATTACTTTGCAGACCGTATTTGGAATGACCTATGTTGAGGATTTCTTGGGTCTTGGTACCACATTCTTCAATAGCGCAGTTCCGAAGGGCAAGATTTATTCAACCGCAAAAGATAACATTATTATGTATTACATCCCTGTAAATGGTGCAGATTTGGGAGAAGCATTCAATTTCACAAGTGATGAACTTGGACTTATTGGTATCCATGAGGTTCCTGATTACACAAATATGACAGCATTTGATACTGTTGTAAATGGTCTTACCCTGTTTGCAGAGAGACTTGACGGTGTTATCGTTGCTACTATTGGTACCGCTCCTTCTGCAACGAAGGTTGCTCCTCTTACCGGAGAAGCATACGGAGTAGCAGTAGCTGATATGCAGAGTGGTGTTGCAATCAGCAAAGACGCTATTACCGGAGAGAATATTATTACAGGTACCTTAAAGTGGTTGAGCGGTGACAATGCAATCACGCAGAATTGGGGAGAGGGTAACTTCCTTTGCCTTGACTTTAGCGATTATCCTGATTTGTCAGTTGCTGGAACTTCTGTACTTGTTGGTCTTGAGCCTTCTTATGGTACGGGTCTGCTTCCTATTGCAAATGACGATCACTACCTTATCGCAAAGATTACTGATAAGAAAGCACAGGTTGTTAAGGTTGTTACGACTGTTGGTGGAGTTTCTACTACAGAAGTATTCCGTATCAACAATCTTGTTTTGGAAAGCGACGAGGCATAATCTATGGAATATGTTGTTATTCGTTCATTTACGGATAAGAACAGTCAAGAACATTACGCGGTGGGGGATAGATACCCCCGCCGTGGTTTTGCTTCGAAGTCAAGAGTTGCCGAGTTGTCAACGACAAATAATAAACGCGGCGTAGAACTTATTGCAGAAAAAGAAGCAAAAGAAAAAATAGATGTTGAGGATCTTGTTTCAAAAGAAACAAAGATTACGAAATCAGAAATAAATGCAATGACTGTTTCAGAAGTCCGTGAGTTGGCAAAATTAAATGATATCGAAGATGCCGATGAATTATCCGGCAATAAGTTAAAGAAACTTCTGATTGAAAAGATGGGGTTATAAAAATGACGATTGAAGAGATGAAAGCGGAAATAATAGCAGATTTGTCAACAGAAATAATGATTACAGATGCGGATTTATTTAATTTGCCGCTTTTAACTTCTAAAGTCAACAATGCGGTAAATGAAGTAAGAACTGCAAGGAAATATCCCAAAAGTTATACAAGCGAAAAAATAGAGAATGATCTTGTATCTTATTATACTGTAATAAGAAATGTAGCATTGTATGACTATAATCAGGCAGGAGCGGAGCATCAAACGTCGTTTTCAGAAGATGGAAGCAGTATACGTTATGTGAACAGAAATACAATGTTTGCGCAAGTGTTACCTATATCGAATATTGTATAAGGAGGAATAATATGCGAACTGCAAGACGAATTAAGCAAAAAATGTATTATTCCTTGCAAGGAACTTCCTATGAAACATATGAGCGTGACGAGAACGGAAATATTATCTACGACATTATAGGTGGTGAATATGTTCCAAGAACCACAGGAGAACCTATACAGTCTTATGGAAAACCTGTAGAGTTTTATAATTCTATATCAGGTCAGCTTACAGAAGATGAAATGAGAGCTTTTGGTGGTGAAAAAATAGGGATTGCTAAAATGACATATCATAATAGCGAATTTCCATTTAGGACAGGAACTTTGATATGGAAAGATAGCGAAATACAATATGACAGTAGCGGAATGATTGTAGAAGAAAGCGCAGACTATATAGTGTTAGGCATACTAAAGGCTGGAAAGAACTTTTGGCGTTGTATATTAGCAGAGGTTGTTCATAATGAAACGACTTAATATATCTCTTACAACAACAGGATCATTACAGAAAGCCATTGAAGAAATTGAATCATACAAGAACTCTATCAAGACAAAAGCAGAAATATTTATTGACAGATTACTTGATCTTGGAATTGAGGTTGCAAAATCATCATCCGGTGAATATACCGGACTGATTGCGTATACTTCTATGAAATTTGTTGATGAATTTGATTGCATTGGAATTTTGATTGCAAAAGATAGAGCGAAAATAATAAGTGAATGGTTCAAAGGTGGTCAGTTGGTTTCTGCCGAAGTATCACCTATTTTAATGGCAGAATTTGGTTCTGGTTGGTTTGCAGAAGTATTGTTTGCGGTAGAAGGTGTTGGACAAGGTACATTTCCTGGTCAAATACACGCATTTGATGAAAATGGGTGGAGTTGGACTACTCCTAATGGTGTACGACATCATAGCATGGGTACAAAACCTACACATCCGATGCATAATGCTTCTATAGCGCTAATAAACAATGTAATGACGATTGCGACGGAGGTATTTGGCAATGGCTAGTATATGGTTTTCGCAGATAGAAAGCAAGGTATTGACATATCTGCAATATAATCTGAAAAACAAAACAAACGCGCCTTATCCGGATTTAAATTGTACTACAAAAAGTGAAAGCACTACGCCTTCTGTTTTCCCGACACTTTATATTCATGATTTATCTCCATCGGAACAAGCACAAGATTTAGAGAATGACGAAGTAAACGCAGTATTATCAACAATAGAAATACAAGTATTTTCCAATCGTTCGGAGAATGAGACAAAGCAGATTATTTCAACAGCGATTGGTTTAATGAAAGACGCGAGATGGAACATTACTTTGTTTCCAGATCCGCAAACAAAAGACAAAATATCCTATGCCATTGCAAGGTTTAGGAAATTAGTCACAGAAAGTGATATAAACTAATGCTACGAAAAGTAGCGGAAAGGACACAAAATGAAGAGAGGAATTATTGATACTTCTTATCTTTCCCGTGTAATTTACAAGATTCATGAGGAAGATCAAAATGGTGCTACAATCTTTAGTGGTACTTACAAACTTATGCTTAGAGCGAAATCCATTCCTTCTCCTACTTCCGCGCCTAACGCGGTTGAGATTACCGATTTTGAGGACGATTCACAGACCTATACGCTTGGCATTAAGTCTAGTGACGCAAAGGAGTTTACAGGAAATCTTGACAGAGAATACTTTGATCAGTTACTAGAAGATGAAGGCGAAAGAGTTGACGTTATTCAGCTTTATGGTCGTGATGGAGTAGGAGGACTTGCAAAGTCCGGTTATGTTGGACAGTTTAGCCCTACTGTTAATGATCTTAGCGGAACTGATTCTGTTATTGAGATGACTTGTACGGTTGTTCAGAATACTTCTCCTATTTGGATTACGGATGATTTTGCTGTTACTGATAATGGAGATGGTACGTTTACGGTTGCAAGCGCAGCACAGCCAGACGTTGTATTAAATAAATCTAATGCAACAATCAATGTTGGTGGTACTGTAAAACTGAAAGCTACTGTTACTCCGGCTGGCACGGCAGTTGTTTGGACTTCTAGTGCAGGAACAAAAGCAAGCGTTGTTAATGGAATTGTAACAGGTCTTGATGCGGGTAGCGCAACAATCACAGCAACAATTACTGTTGATGGTGTAGATTATACTGATACTTGTGCAGTAACCGTAGAAGCAGGAGCGTAAGCCTATGGACAGATACAGAGCGATTCGATATTTCGTCGATTTGAAAGATAATAAATATCCGTATAGCGTAGGTGATGAATACCCGCGCAAAGGATTAAGTGTTGATCAAAATAGAATAAATGGATTGCTTGGTACTGAAAACGGTCAACGTCGCCCTGTTATCGAGATTATTACAGAAGAAGAAATACCGTTTGAACCAAAGAAATACACAGTCAAGCAATTAGAGTCAATGACTATCGCTCAAATTGAAGATTTAGCAGACCAATATGGTTATGAAATCACAAGAACATTAAAAGCAGATATCATTGACGAGTTTTTAAGTCAACAAGATTAAAAAGGATAGGGCGGCTTTCGGGCTGCCCTTCCCAAATATTCTTTGAAGGGAAGTAAAATATATGAAAAGAATAACAATAGGGAAAGAAGAGTACACAATAGAATTTTCTCTTGAGGCTACTCTTTATAATGAATGTACTGAAAAAATAATGGATATGATAACGTCAGCGGAAATCGTACAGGCAGAAATTGAAAGTGATGATATAGACGTTAAAGAAAAGACAGAAAAAGCTGTTAAAACAGTAATTAGCGGTATGGCAGATATTCCACAAAGAGCATTAGTTTTGTTTTATGCTGGTCTGTTAGAGCATCATGGAGCAGAAGGTGATGGTTCAGTAAAATCAAAGAGTGCTGCAAAAAAACTTATGCTTGATTACATGAAAGAAAACGAAGGAATGACACTATACGACATTATGAATGAAATGATGGAAGAGATAGTAAACGATCATTTTTTCGATTTAATCGGCGTGGAAAAGATGGTGAAGAACGTAGAGAATCAAGTACAGAAACAAGTAAAAACGCCACAGGACTTCAAAAGAAAAGCTGGAAACAATTAGTATATACTGTTATTGTTCCTCATTACATAGCATTAGGGCTGTCATATAACGAAATCATTCATTCTACGTTGAGCAAATTAGCTTTATATGATGATGCACACGAAATGAAGAAGAAAATGATTGACGAATATATGTATATGATGGCAAGTTACAATTTTAATGCATTGACTATTGCATTGTATAACTTTGGACTTGGGTTTGACGCGAAACATTCAAGACAACCTAAAAACTTTTTAGATAAGCCATTTTTGTATGTAGAGAAGAAGTTAGAGGACATGACGGATGAAGAATTGGACGTAGAAATTAGAAAAGCAATACAGGCAGAACAGCAATACATGAATAGGTCGAAACTTCCACCTACTATTATTGCAAGAAGGACGGGCGGTAGGAGATAATCTTACCGCCTTTTTTTATTGAAAGGAGGAGAAAAATGGCAACAGAATTAGACGCGCTACAATTAAACGTTACTGCGTCAACTTCTGGTGCGGAGCGTAGCATTGAACGTCTTACCACAAAGATTACGGCATTAGGAAATGCTATAGGAGCATTTAATTCTAGTGGTTTTACTGCAATGGCTGGAAACATTGTTGAATCTCTTAATAGCATTAAGACGATTGCAGACAGCACAAATGCAGAAAACTTAAAAAACATAGCAAGTGGAATTAGATCACTTGCTAGTGCTTCAAAAAGCCTTGCGGATGGAAACAATGTAAGAGCATTTATGAACAGCGTTGCAGAAGGCTTAACAAGCATTGCAAGCGTAAATCTTGACTTATCCGGTGTAACAAATACTTTGAACAGTATGAATCGGTTAGGTAGTGGTAACGTAAATAGGGCTGGTGATGCACTAAAGAGAATAGCAGAGGGTATAACGTCTTTACAAGGTGTTAGCGTTCCACAACTTACGGGTATAGCTGAACTTACATCCGCATTAAGAGGACTTGGTAGTAGATCAATTTCAAATGCTGCTATAAGTTTGCAGTCTCTTGTTCCTCAGTTGGCACAGCTTAGTGGATTATCTTTTGGTAATACCACAGGATTAAACGATCTTGCACAAGCGCTATCAGTATTTGGTAGATCAACCTCGCAAAGAGCGCTTGATTCGTCATCGATTACAAGATTTGCAACAGCATACAGACAACTTATTATTACGCTTTCAAGCACACCTGGCGTTAGCAGAAGTGTAATTGATTTAACAAATGCTTTAGCAAGATTTGTTCAAGGTTTGAACAATGTGCCTAGATCATCTACACAAGCTTCAAGAGGATTAAACTTGTTTGGCAATACTGCAATGTCAACACAGAAGAAGGTATTTAGTCTTGCTGCTGCCATAGGTAAGATATACGCAACATATTTCTTGCTTTTTAGAGCTTTTAGACTTCTGAAAAAAGGAATTGATATATCATCCGATTTAAAAGAAGTACAGAACGTAGTAGACACAACTTTTGGTGATATGACCGATAAAGTAGAAACGTTCGCAAAAAGTGCTGTTGAAAGTTTTGGCATGAGCGAACTTTCCGCAAAGAAATATGCCGCACGTTTTCAAGCTATGGGAACGGCTATGGGTCTTACGGCAAAACAAGTTGAAAATGCGCAGAAAGCCCTTAATAAGATCAATCCGGAATTGGCGGCAAGAGGTTACGAAGATTCTGCAAACAGCGTAGCTGATATGTCAATCAATATCACGAAACTAACCGCTGATATGGCATCATTCTACAATGTTGCGCAGGAAGATGTAGCAAAAGACCTTGAAAGTATTTGGACAGCTCAAACCCGTCCACTAAGGGCTTATGGTCTTGATCTTACGAATGCCACTTTGCAAGAATGGGCTATGAAGAATGGCATTGATGCAAACGTAAAATCAATGTCGCAAGCAGAAAAGACCTTGTTGCGGTATCAGTATGTACTTGCTAACACAAGTGCGGCGCAAGGGGATTTCGCCAAAACTAGCGCTAAACATAACTGGCGCGCGGCATAGCAATATGTCGCAGTAAACCGACCAAAATCGGTGAAAGCTAAGTTGACTTAATTAAAACATTGTATTATAATATGTTTGAGGTGATTATATGAAAACATATTATGTATACAAAGCTACTAATTTATTAAATGGAAAATCTTATATCGGACAAACTTGCGATTTTAAATCAAGAGTATGGCAACACATGAGGTGCTATGAAAAGGAAGATTGTAAATTTCATATGGCAATAAAGGAATTTGGAGTAGAATCTTTTTCCTGGGAAATACTTAAACAATGCACAAGTGAAAAAGAATCCATTGAATTGGAAAAATTCTACATTGAGTTTTACAACACTTATAGAAATGGGTATAACGAAAACAAAGGCGGTGTCGGTGGACACAACGCAAGGTCAATCGTTATGCTTACAAAAGAAGGTGAATTTGTAAAACGATATGATAGTGCGGCAGATGCAAAACGAGATGGATTTTGGGATTCAAATGTGCTTATGTGTTGTAAAAAAGAACATAGACAACAACTCTGCAAGGGTTATAGGTTTATGTTTGAAGATGAATATTTAGAAAAAGGAGCAGAGCCGTATGTTGAAATCCCTAGAATTAGTCATTCCAGGGAAATCATTCAATGCGATCTGCAAGGGAACTTTATTGCAAAGTATAGCAGTGTTAAGGAAGCAAGTGAAAAGACAGGAACGCACAGACCTTCATTATCACTTAATCTTTCAAAAAGATATAAAAGCGCAAATGGTTACATATTTGTATATGCGGATGAATATCCTATAAAGGATATGAGTATATATGTTGTAAATAAAAAAGGGTTAAAGATATTCCAATTAGATAAACATAGTGGGAAAATATTGAATCAGTATGATAGCATAGCAGATGCCGGAAAGGCATTAGGCAAAAACTATAAAACAATACATAAAGTATTGGACAAAGAAGATAGAACAGCATACGGATTCAAGTGGATAAGTCAATATGCTAATACCGAGGTAAACGATTAGATTGCGAAAGGCTAATCGTCACTGTAGAGCGTAGGGATTGAATAAATATAATATCCCCATGAGTGGTTGGCATCCTAAATGGATGAAAATGTACGCCGACCTTATAGGAAACTATAAGAAGCAGAGGATAAAAAGCCTTTGCGGTAACACAGTGAGTTGGGCGAATCAAACAAGAATGCTTGCGCAGAATTTTGAGAAACTTGGGTCTGTTATCGGTAGTGGTCTTATTGCATGGCTTAGACCGGCTATTGTTGCAATAAATAACGCTATGGATTCAATCATTGCTGCTGTTCAAAGAGTAGTAAATGCACTTGGTAAAATCTTTGGTTGGCAGATGATTATTGACACAACAGGCGGTGTTATTGAAGATGCAGAAGGTATGGCAGACGCATACGACGATGCAACAGGAGCTGCAAAGAAATTCAAGCAACAACTACTTGGAATTGACGAATTAAACAACCTTACAACAAACGATAAAGGAAGTGGAAGTGGAGATTCTGGTGGATATGGTTTTGGTGGAACCAATATTATTCAGCCAGGAGGAATCGATTTTGTACCATTTGAGAGTGATATAGACACACTTTATAAATTAGGCGAAAAGCTGTCAGAAGGTCTTAGAAATTTGTTACCTGATGATTGGACTCCTATATATGAAAAAATGCGTGGATTTGGAACAGGACTTGCGGATTTCCTTAATGGTCTGATTTCACCCGAAACATTTTACAAAGTAGGACAGTCAATCGCAGGTGCAATCAATAGTCTTGGTGAATTCCTTTTGGGATTTATCGAAAATGCAGATTGGAAGAAATACAAGGATTCATTCATTTCATTACTTGATGGATTCTTTGGCGAGATCAAACTTAAAAACGTAGCCATTATTATAGGTGCTATTACGATTTCTAAAGTTTTGAAATGGGTGCTTAGTGGTGCGGCATTAAAGGGTCTTGCATCGGCTATTGGAACTGCCATAAGCGGGATTTTTAGTGGTGGTGCAGGAGGAGGATTTTTGTCCGGCATAACAGCCGCATTAGGTGGAATGAGTACGGCAGCATTAGTTGCAGTTGGAGCAGTTGCGGCGCTTGTGGCTGGACTTGCTGTTGTATTTGCAACAAATGAAGATGTGCGCAAGAGTTTCATGGAAGCAGTTACCACAATTAAGGATGCACTTTCTCCGGCAATAGAATTTATTGCAAACACAATAGTTCCTAATTTGGTTTCTGGATTCATGGGATTGTTAGATATACTTTCTCCTTTGGGTGAGTTTATATCCGGTGTATTTGTAAGCATTTGGCAAGATATGTTGAATCCGGCGCTGAAATCTATAGGTGAGAACATACTTCCTCCGCTCATAGAAGTATTAGAAAGGTTGTGGACTCAAATATTAGTTCCGCTTGGTACGTTGCTTGGAAGTGTTCTGAAACCTGTTATCGAATTGTTAGCAAGTGTATTGACTAATTTATGGCACAATGTTGTAGTTCCGATTGCACAAGGGATTGGAAGCATTGTAGTATCTGCTATTCAGATGTGCATAGGAATTATAAATGATTTAATAGCCATATTCTCTCCTTTAATAGAAGTAATTACTGCATTATGGGAAACTACATTAAAACCTGTTGTAAATTGGCTTGTTGGCACTTTGAAACCTATAGTTGATACGGTATTCACGTTTATAAAGGATATGATAAATTCAGTAGCTGATGTTTTGTCTGGATTGATCAATTTCATAACGGGAGTTTTCACATTAAATTGGGAAAAAGCGTGGAGTGGAGTCGCTAGTGTTTTCAAAGGAATTTTTAACGCTATGATTGGATTCTTGGAGGGAACCGTAAATCTTGTCATTGATTTGCTGAATGGTTTGTTTAGCGGAATCAACAAACTAATAGGTTCCGTTGGAAACAAAATAGGTTTGGATATAGCAATACCACTAATAGAGCATTTCCATGTTGAAAGATTTGAATTTGGTGGATTTCCGGATCAAGGTTCCCTGTTTGTAGCTGGTGAAACATATGGTCAGTCAGAATGGGTAGGTAACATAAACGGCAGAACAGGTGTAGCAAGTGGAAAGGAAATCACAGGAATTGCAGATGCGATTTATCAAACCTCCGCACAAGAAATGGAAATCATGAGGTCACAGAATCAATATTTATACGAAATACTTCAAAAAGAGTTTGGCATTTCACAAAAAGAAGTTGGTCAAGCAGCAAGAACATACGCAAAAGAGTTCTATGATCGTACCGGAAAGTCTGCATACCAATTTTAAGGTAGAAAATTTCACCACAGGTGCAAAAACTTGTGGTGAAATTTCTATATATATGCTATTATGGAGGTAGGAAATGGCGTTTCAAGGATATTTAATAAAAGTAGGTACCTATATAATACCTTTTAAGTATATAAAATTTGACAGCTATAGCGTTTTTATGAGTATTACAGATTTGGATTCGTATAGGGATGCATATGGAGTATTACACAGAAATGCATTGGAACATAGACCAAATAAAGTAGAGTTTGAGACTCCTGCAATGCTTACAAATGAGGAATTTGCAACGCTTATGTCAAATATAAGGAGTCAATATACAGTTGCTAGTGAGCGAAAAGCAAGCGTAACAGTATATATACCGGAACTAGATAATTACATTACGCAAGATATGTATATGCCTGATATAAAACCTAGTATTTATAGGTATAACAGCAAGTTAGGATCATTACAGTACAATTCAATTAGGTTAGCATTTATAGGATATTAAATATGATAAACGTAACGAATGATACAAAAAATGCTTATAGATCGGATTCTTCTTTAAAAGAAGTAACCTTATATTTTCCTAATTTGGATATCGAAATAACTACAGAACAACTTGATCTTGAATCGATGGAATTAGTTGAAAGCATATCCGAGGACGACAGTATAGAATTTATTGGGTGTAATGCTTCACAATTCAAAATTTCGATACATGGTGTTGAGGAAAATCTAAAAGGTGAAGAAATAGAAGCCAAAATACAAGTTGGTGAAACAGATGAAATACCTTTGTTTCATGGGTATGTTGATGACGTTACCGTTTCTGCTAATAAATCTCACAAAACATTAAAATGTTACGATTCTTTACATAAAATTGCCGAAAAAGACGTTGCAAGTTTTTATGTAAACCTTACTTTTCCAATTACATTAAAAGATTTTAGAGATTCTTTGTTTGCATACATAGGAATCACACAAGAAGAAACAACACTTCCTAATGATGATATAGAGATAGATAAGCAATATAGCCCCAAAACAATGAAAGCGCTAGAAGTAGTAAAGGCTATATGCCAAATAAACGGCGTATTCGGTATTATTGATAGGTCAAATATATTTAGATATAGGGTTCCAAAGAAAACGGACACAGCCACAGTAGATGAAGCTATAGCATATCAAAAAAACTTACAATTACAAGAGTATTATGTAAAACCTGTTGATAAATTACAGATTCGCCAAACAGAACAAGATGAGGGAGTAGAATACGGTTCCGGAGATAATACATATATTATTCAAGGCAATATGTTTACATTAGGATTAGAATCAGATGTCTTAGAGTTAATGGCACAAAACATTTATCCTAATGTCTCTGGATTTTTCTATATGCCTTTTAAGTCAAACAACAATGGTTTCCCGTGGCTAGAATGCGGTGATTATGTATCGTACTCAATATATGATTATGACAATTCCACCGTTGGGAATCCTGTTTATAAAACAGTATATTTTTATATATTATCAAGGACTTTATCTGGAATACAAAATTTAAGAGATGTTTATGAGGCAGAAGGTGACGAGTTTCAAAGAGTTTTTATAACAGACTTGAATTCAAGGATAGAAACAATCCTTGAGCAAGTAAACGAAACGATAAACAGATTAGATGAATATGCACTTAATTATGTTGTATTCTTGAATCCTGAGAAGATTGTGATACATGATCATGAAGAAGTAAGTATTTGGACTGCATCATTTGCAGTTCAGAAACCTACACAAGTAATGATCAATATGGAATATTTGTTAGAGTGTGAAACTACCGTAGACCAATATGGATATCACGACTTAGAACTAAAGGCACAATATTATTACGATGATCATTTTGTAGATTCAAGGCAGCCTACAGAAACATATGTAGATGGTAAGCATATACTTAAAATGTTCTATATAATAAATGTCACAACGGCGTTTGAACACAAATTTGAAGTAAGGCTTATTGCTAATGGTGGTCAAGTTACTATAAACATAGGTCAAGCTTTAAATGTAATGGTTGGTCAGAAACTTGTTGGTGATGTTTGGGATGGATCTCTTACATTTAGACAGCAAATTGATATTTCAAACATGGGAATACCAAGTAGTATGACTATGATTGGAATTACAGAAAACGTATCAGCAACAACAAGCACAATTATTCAAAGGGCAATGTCGGAAACAATATCTCTCGTTAATTTCGGCATACCGACAGCAATAACAACAATGGGTATGACGGAAACAGTTAATTTGGAGGTAGAATGATGAAATTCAAAGGACACACAACAATCGAACTAACAGACAGATATACCGGAGAAACAAAAGTATATGAAGATGATAATATGCTTACAAATGCAATTAGCAAGATGATATTGTTTGCTAGTCAACATAACTACACACAAACGCTCAGCATAAACAATAATTCACATTGGTACAATTTGTTGGGAGGGCTTGTACTTTTTGATTCTGCATTATCTACAAACGCAGATTCTATATATCTACCCGCAGGAGTAACGCCTATTGGATATGGACAAGTTGGTAATACTACTAATTACTCTGGATGTTTTAATTGGGGAATTTACGATGAATCAAGTGATACTTCAAGCGACACAGAAAAGAAGTTTGTATGGACTTTTGCTTATAATAATGCAATAGGAACAATAAGAAGCGTATGCTTGACACACAGAAATGCCGGATTATTTGGATTTGGAGTTGAAAATTGGTACAATACACAATCTGGTAACAATGGGGAAATTGCAACAGGTTGGATTATTCCTGATTGTTCAAAAGGTAGGCAAGCACAAAACTCAAGCAACTATGGTGTTATCGGAACAAGCACAGCACTTTCAAATGGTTCATATGTCGATTATTGCGTAGATTCTGCTAATGACAGAATGTATTCCTTCAAGGTGTGTAATGATGGTGTTAGTGTAATATACCATTCTATGAGTCCTGAGAAATTTGACGTTTTTAGGTATTCTAGAGATTGGCAATCGTATACAGAAACCACATATTCTGAGACTTTTACGGGTACATACTTTTGGAATTTCTATAACACAGATGAGAAAACTCTGTATTTTTGGACAGGAACAAGCGAAAGTGGTTATCAAGGATCGAGCGTAGATGTGTATATACACAAACTAGACTTGAGCGGTACTCCTACTTTGACAAAGAATTGGAATAGATTACAAGCATCCGGATATAATTCCATATGTAATATGTTCATGTGTACGTCTAGTGCAATATACTTCATCGATGTATGGACGAAGAAACTGTATAAAAAGTCTATATCAAGTGGAACAGTATCTGAAATTGCAACGTTAGATTCAAGTTATAACTTAAATGGCTATTTGGATGGCAATAAATCATTTATCTTGAACGGATTGATATACATAATGTCTGTTATGCCAATTCAATACTCAAACAATACTGTATATTACAATGTAATTATTGACACTTCCGATGACTCTATTAGATATACAAATGTAGATGGTCGTGGTCGTATATCAGCATCTTCCGGATATCCACACGCTCATATACCACCAATAAGCAATGATCAAATAATTTTTGGAACAATGAACGATTATGGCGCTACGCTTTATAAAACATTGTCTTTGCAAGAGTATGAATACGGAAGTGGAAGCTCAACCTGTAATGTTACATCTCCGGTAATGTATCTTGGAACTGTAAATAACTTATCAGAACCTGTAGTAAAAACTGCGACTCAATCAATGAAGATTACATACACGATAACAGCAGTCGAGGAATAGTTGTATGAAAGAATATAATGGATCAGATAAACATAAAATAGCGTTATTTGAACCCATGACCGGAGCAACAGCGCAATCAAACGGGGAAAAAGGATTAGTTCCAATGCCACTCATTGCAGATAGAGAGAAATTTCTACGAGGTGATGGAACATGGGCAGAAGCTGGCGGCGGTGGAACAGGTGATGTTCAAGATGTGTACGTTAATGGTACTTCTGTACTTGACGAAGATAACATAGCACAGATTACATCATATAAAGAATTGACACAAGCACAATATGATGCGTTGCCACAAAGTAAACTGACCGATGGTGTACTATACTGTATTAAAGATAGTGGTGTTGTTGAAGGAGATCAATTTGCTCCTGTTATTTACAGTCTTGTGGAAAGAGAAATTGGTACATGGATAGATTCAAAACCACTTTATCAAAAGACTGTTACAGGATTTTCAAAGACTGTTACTTATGGCGATTGGACAAATATAACATACAATGAACTTGGAGTATCAGATATTGATAGATTGATTGACTGCCGTGCATATGATAGTAACAATCTTGAATTTGCATTAGGTGAGTTTTGTGCGTACCCATCATATCAGCTTATTCAGGTTCAACCATCGTTAGAAACAAGAGTATTAGATACAATCACCATTGTATACACAAAAACGACAGATATTCCAGGATCAGGTTCATGGGGAACTGACGGAGTTCCAATGGTTCATTATAGCACAAATGAAAAGGTTATAGGAACTTGGATAGATGGAAGTACGATATATGAAAAAGTAATAGATTTTGGACAGAATGTAGCGATTGCATATGATGATTGGACTGATATAACAACAGTAGTAACAACATCGTGGGCGAATATTATTATGTCTGATGGATTAGACGAGAATGGAACATATAGTCCTTTATCCGCATCAGGATCAGAAGGGTATCTAGAATTAAGGTCAACACTAAATATATTTAGATATGTACGATACTTAATAATCCGATACACAAAGACCACATGAGGAGAATAGATCATGGGTAAACAATATCTTAATGGAATTGTATATGGTGGTGCTGGACAAGTTGTAGATGTTCAAGTTGACGGTGTATCCGTAGTTACAAATGGAGTAGCTGAAATTGATCTAACTGACTATGCGCAGATTTCGGATTTAGGAACAGCATCCGCAAAAGATTATACATCAAGCGTAACACAGGGAAGTACAGACCTAGTTACGAGTGGTGCTGTTTTTAATGCAATCGATAATCTGCCGGAACCGATGGTGTTCAAAGGAACACTAGGAACAGGCGGAACAATCACAAGTTTACCAACAGCAAGCGCATCAAACGAAGGTTACACATACAAAGTCATTACCGCAGGAACGTATGCAGGTCAGGTGGCGAAAGTAGGTGACGTGTTTGTATCGAATGGTTCAGAATGGGTGTTAATTCCTTCCGGAGATACAGACAGCGACACATGGCGTTCAATCAATGTCAATGGCACACAAGCAATCGGTTCTGCAATTAGCACAGGTGCAGTCAATTTCAAAAATGGCACTAATGTCACAATCAGTGTTAGTGGGAACGATATTACTATTTCTGCACAAGATACAACATATTCAGATGCTACGCAGTCAACGCATGGATTGATGAGCACCACAGACAAAACAAAACTAGATGGCATTGCGGTAGGGGCAGAAGTAAACGTGCAATCCGATTGGTCGCAAAGCGATTCGACAGCAGACGATTTTATCAAGAATAAACCGACAATTCCGACTGTAAACGACGGTACGCTGACTATCACGCAGAACGGCACATCAAAAGGCACTTTCACAGCTAACCAAAGCACAAATAGCACAATAGCGTTGACAGATACGACAGGATATATCAATCAAAATGAGACCGTAGTATCCACAGACAAAGTGCCGTATGTGATGCGTACATCAAAAACTATTGCGAATGCCACGCCATACATCAGAGAGATGCTTGTCGGTGGAAGTATTGGATGGAATCAGATGATACAGAATGGCAATTTTGAAAGTGCTACGGGATGGAGTGGAAGATATGCCACAGTTTCTGTAAATTCAAATGTAGCCACACTAACTCCGTCGTCAGCAGGAACATTGCGTGGATTGACAGCCGCAGTTGGATATGGAATCAATATTGTAGTTAGTCATAAATATTTGCTGTATTGCTACGTAAAACCACCAATAAATGTAACAGCATCATGTGATTTTGAAACGGTCAGCAGGTCTGTTAGTCTTACAGCTAATACATGGAATTTTGTACCAAACATTGTAAACGCAACGACAAGTGCAAATATACGTTTTTATTGCCTTGTCAATGAATCTTTAACAACGTCGCAAGCTGTATTGTATAAAAATGTGAATGTGATTGATTTGACGTTAATGCTTGGTACTACAATCGCAGACTATATATACGGGTTGGAGACAGCCACAACCGGAGCAGGCATTGCGAAGTTGCGCGAGTTGGGATTCTTCACGAAAACATATTATCCATATAATGCAGGAAGTGTGCTGAGTGTGCAGACCACAGGGCATAAGATTACAGACGCAAATAATGAAAATACTGTGACATACAATGTCGATGATGTCGTCTTGCGTGGAGTGCCTAAACTAGATACTAACAATAATCTATACTATGATGGCGATATCTATGAAAGCAATGGTGCTGTAACCGTAAAATATTCGCCTATTAATCTTGGTACGCTTGAATGGACATATGATTCCGGTTCGTCGCAATTTTATGCATCCATGCCGTCAAATGCTAGAGCAGTAGTGGCAAATGGCGGCAAAGGTGTGTGTGCAAAATATACAGTAGTTAATGCGTCGTCGCTATCAAATAAGAGTATCACTTATTGTAATAGCAGTTTTGGAAATTCAAAAACAGTGTATGTAAAAGATAGCGCATATTCGGATGCTACAACCTTCACAAGTGCTATGGATGGCATTATTTTAGTGTATGAGCTTGCGACACCATCAGATACAACATGGCAACCTTTTCAAAATCCACAATATGTATATCCAGGTGGCACAGAAGAATACATTGATACACGCGAAGTCCCTGTTCCTGTCGGTCATATTACAGAATATATGGGTAGCAGCGCAGAAAAATTTTACTTGCCGCCATTGCCTATAGACGATGCAGAGTATGTTTTATCTGTAAAAAATGGTATAATCTTGTGGAAAAGAGTTACAGAAGAATAACATAGTATAGATAGCACAAAACGTGTTATAATAAAAGGAGGAAAAAATAATGGTAAGAGTATCAGCTAAAAATGGTATTGTAGTTATGAATACCGGAACAATGAAGATTGTTGCTAATCTTTACGCAGACGCAAAAGAGGACGTTACAGACAACATGGAAGTCATTGGAATTCCTAACGGGTATACACTAGATGTAGAGAGTTCTGTTATGACAGCAAATGGAGAAGTAGCTTTTATGAAATCAGATGGAACGTGGAATTGGTTGTAATAATCAAAATAAGGAGGATTTTATAGGATGGATTTACTTACTTTCGCCCTTTCTCGGAGCTATACGGACGAAACTGTAATTGGTGGCGGTGCTATTAAGGGTAAGAATTGTACTATATCCTCTATTACCGAAATAACAGGTGGGCATAGGATCAATTTTCTTTGGACATTGGATGATGATACTGAAAAGACTGCATACTTAGATGTAATGGACGGAGAAAAAGGAGATGACGGAGCGCCTGGACAGCAAGGAAAAGGTATAAAACACAGTTATGTCAATGCGCAAGAACATTTTATTATTGTATATGATGACAACACAGAAGAAGATTGCGGATTGATAACGGTAGTAGAAGGTGATGCATCCCTTGAATCAAGTGTTACAAGCAATACTACAGTTGGAGCGATTACAAGTGGAACAACGCTTGCAGAAGGAACTACTTTTACAGAATTTGTTCAAAAACTTTTAATTTCAGAAGTAGCGCCTACAGTTTCATTTAGCATAAGCAAAAGTGGTAATGTTGCATATGGCAGCAGTTATACAGAGACACTTACACTTTCTGTATCCGCAATGGGAAGTGCTAAAAAGATTAAAACTATTGCTTGGTATGAAGGAAATATATTAAAGCAAACAGATACGATTGAAAGCACTACTACAGGATCATGGAATTACATAATGGGAACTGCGACAACAGATACGACAACATTTAAAGCTATAGTAACATACACAAAATCAGATGACACGGATACGACCGTCACAAAGACAGCAAGTATAAACTTCTACTACAATAAATTCTATGGAGCAGTAGATAGTTTGACTCCTGACGAAGCGACAGTAGAAGCACTTACAACAGCACTTGGTACATCAAAAGGTGGAACTTATAGTTTTACAGTTACAGCGGGAAGAATCTGCTATGCATATCCAAAGAGTCTTGGCGCTCTCACAAGCATTAAGGACAGCAATGGATTTAGTCTTTTTGATTCGTTTACCCGTACAGAACAGACATATACGCAGAATGGTACGAGTGTAGCGTATTACAGATATGTGCTAACAGACGCAACCACAGTATCAAGCTACTCAGTAATATTTTCGTAAAGGAGGTTAAAAATGTCAATCTCTATAGCTGATAATTTCAATTATAGGGGTAGGAAAGCATTTGACGCAAGAATATCTTATGACACAGTTTCCTCTATGAAAAATGTGTCTGATTCAGATATTTACGACGGATGTCTTGCCTATAACCTAGAAACAGACAAATATTATAAATTTCTTGCTAATAATACAGTAGATGCAACGCTTGGGAAATGGAGAGAATTTGAATCTGGTGGTGGCGGCACAACTTACACATCAGGTGATGGTATCACTATTTCAGAAGATGTTATTAGTACAAATAATGCATCATCGGAAGATATGGCAGAAATAATAAATCCGTTGCCGAGTTCCATGAACCGCTTAATGAAATATTCCACATCAGAGCAAGTGGTTGGCGAGTGGATAAATGGGAAGAAGGTTTATCAAAAGACATTTAATATCTCCTCTCCTTCTTCAAAAAATGATTATGTAACTATTGCAGACTTGACTTCATTAAACATTGAAACTGTATGTTATTTTGACGCTATTATCAAAATAGGCAGTAATATGTATAAAAAATTAAGTAATTACAATAGTACAGGATCAAATAACATATCTTCTGTTTGGGTATCCGGTACAAATTTGAGATGTTGTGTAATCTCAGATGAGGAAAAATCACAAACATTATATGTTACATTACAGTACACGAAATCATCATAGAAAGGAGGAATAGATAATGAGTTTAACAAACCCTAAAAAAGTCATAACAGAAGAAAGACTTGCTGAATTCTATCAACAGATTCTTCCTTATATGGGTGGATTTCCGGATGTATTGGCAAGTAAATTCAATAAGAGTGATTTATATAGCACAAGTGAACAATTAGTAGGTAGATGGGCAGACTCAAAGCCATTATATCAGAAAACTATTGATTTAGGTTCTGATACAACCATAGCTACTACTGATACAATTATATCTTCAGTTGACACAAGTGGATATGACAAGATACTTTCCGCATACGGAACTAAAAGTACAGGAGAATATTCACAGCTTAATGCTAGTCCAAATGGAACCGGAGACAAATTGGCATTACAAGCAATAGGAGAAAGCAAATCTGTTAGATATGTAACTATTCAGTATACAAAGACTGCTGATTCTGCAATAGAGATTGGTTCAGATAATGACTACTCTACCACAGAAAAGATTGTAGGAACATGGATAAACGGCAAGAGCTTATATCAGAAGGTCATTGACTTTGGGGCAATGCCAAATAATTCAACCAAAAGCGTGTCTCTTGGTGCAAGCGGTGTTGATTTAGTTGTTAGTTTACGCGGTATAATGTATAAGACAGGATATTCTATTATGATACCTGATATATCAGACTCTCCTACTTTCGTAAGGTTGTTTTACGATAAAAATAATAACCAAATAAAAATTAGCAATAATCTTGATCAGTCTGATTATAGTGCATATATTACTGTTCAATACACAAAGACAAGCTAATGAAAGGAGAATAATAATGGTTCAGTTATCTCAAGGTGCTAAATATGGTGAAGGTCAAATACTAGGTCAGTTATTTGCAGATAGTCAAAACGACATAAAGCCTGATATGGAAATTATAAATATGCCAGATGGATATGAATTGGCATTCGGCAGTTCGGTTTTAACTGCCGAAGGTGATGTAGCATATCTAAAGTCTGATAAAACTTGGAATTGGATTACAAGCGGCGGTGGTGGAGGAGGTAGTACAGAAATGACATCAGAAGATAAAATGACATTCTATTATCTTACATTAAAAACAATAATAAACAATATGATTCTTACAAGCACAGTTGGTGAATATACATTTATACAACAGGTACAAGTAGATAATAACGGGAAAATGAGTGTAGATATAGATAATTACTGTGACGCAATAGAACAAGCATATTCTTTAACATCAGAAGATGAGTATTACATCCATTTTATATCAGACAAAGCAGTTGATAGCATTTATTTTCACGCAACTAATGAAGCAAATTCACGTTTATCAGGATTTTCATTTATTCCTAGCGATAATTGGTCAGGATTACAGGTTGCTATAGAAGACGAAGATCCGGAAGATGTGCCAACAAATGTAAAAGCAGGAGACAAGAAACTAAACGTTTTTGATGGGGTTTGGTTGAATCAGTTGTTATCTCCAGATAGCACAGTAGATGGATTTAATTTGCCTATAACACCTGTAATGATAATTCAAGAGTAATTCACAATAAGTGAGGTGAATAACATGAATAGTGATGATTTAACAGTATTAGCAATAGCAAAGAAATACAATAGTGAAACTGCAATGTCTAATATTATCAATAATAACACAGTATTTGCGCTCTCAAAACAATTTGCTAGTAGTGGTGGAGGTTCAGGCGCTGGTTTACCAAATGTTTCACAATCTGACAATGGAAAGGTTTTGAGAGTTGTTAATGGAGCATGGAATAAATCACTAATAACAGAGCTTCCAAGTGTTTCACAATCTGACAATGGCAAAATACTTTCTGTAGTTAATGGTGAGTGGGATAAGGTCAGCTTAGATGATCTATTGGGAATAGTAAAATTAAACTGTACTGTTGAATATAATGATATAGGTAGTATAAAAACGAACTACACTCTCAATATACCTAGTGGTAAGAGTTATTCTATAGGTAGCGCAAATGAAATAAACATAACAGTACATGATACAACTATTGCTAATAACAATTTAATTACTACTATTCCAATGCTACTTACGTCTAATGTATATAAAGAAAGATGGTCTGACACTTCTAGTTATGACTATGTATTGACCGGAAAATATGATATGAGAGCAACAGAACCTACATATGGTGTAGGTGGAGAATGTTATTATCATTATGGCGATATTTATATTTTTGTAGACAACAATACTACACTAAATAGTAGTAATTACATTCTAAAAATTGTTGGATCTATTAAGTATGTTCAGTACACAGACGTTCCAAGATAGGAGGTAAAGTTACATGGATTTCACAAATGTTTCCCTTGTGGTTGCGCTTTTGCTCAGTATTTTTAACTTATGGGATAAGATAGAAACTAGAATTAAGCAAGCAAAAGAACCTACCAAACAGCTTGAGAACCGCATAATTGCACTTGAACAACTTACATCTCAAACATATCAACAGAAATTCGCAGAATACGATGAACACTTTGCAAAAGATTTAATGCGAATTGATAGCATAGAGCAAGGCACACGGGTTACACAAAAGGCTATTTTGGCACTATTAAAACACGCAGTTGATGGTAACGAGACAGATGCGTTGAAAGAAGCTAGTAAAGAACTTACAAAGTATTTAATCGAAAGGTAAAGGAGGTAAAAGAGTATGGTATTAAAAAATTCTGTATATGATAAAGTCAAATGGGTAGCAATGTTTTTTTTGCCGGCATTGGCTATTTTGGTAAAGACTGTATTTGCCATTTGGAATCTTCCATTTGGTGAAGAGATTTCTGCGACGATAGTTGCAATCAACGCATTTTTGGGTGCCTGTCTTGGAATAAGTACAATAAACTACCAAAAAAACGAAAAACAAGAATAATAAACAATAATTAAGCCGAGGATGTCTGTCCTCGGCTATTTTTTTTCAACGATTATTTATAACTTCTTGGTACTGCTCATCTCTTTTAATTACAATATCAAGTAATAAATCCATGCGTTTGTCTTTTAAGCATATTTGATCTTTAAGGAAATCAATACTACGTCTACTTTGAGCGCGTTCTTTTTCTAATTTTTCATAGTATTTTTCTTTTTCTTCTGCTATTATTTTTTCTAATTCAATAATTCTGTTCTCTTTATTCTGAATAATGTACTTCATAGCTTTTATATCTGCAATTTCGTTTTCTTCCACATGATCTATTCCAAGAAGCACATTTGCAACGGGCTTTATTGTTTCTTCATATCTAAAACCCAATTCATGTGAATTTTTAGAGAATAATCTTGAAAGTGTTGTTTTTGAAATATATCCTCCTTCGTTTTCGATCATGTTCATTATCTTATCAAGAGATAAATTCTTTTGTGCCTTTACTTCTTTAAGCTGTTCTATTATTTCTTTTGTGTTTGTCATAAATGTAACCTCACAATTCAAAAATGGAACTATTTTTTATTACTCAATTCTGATAGCTTTAATTATGAAAAGCAATCCTATTTTATGCATTTTGGAAATGTATATCGAAGTAAGCAAGCTGTTATGAAGTAGAATTTTCTTGTTAGAATTTTGTTGTTAGCATATATACATAAATATTATATCAAATAGTGAAATATTTGTAAAGAAAGGAAACGAAAATGGCTTATGAATTCTTAAATGTAAATCCTTCTCAAAATTTAGTAGGAGATTGTGTGGTTCGTGCTGTTTCATTGGCATTAGATGAATCTTGGGATAAAACATACATTGCATTGGCATTTAAGGGATTTATTTTCAAAGATATGCCTTCAAGTAATCGTGTATGGGGTAGTTATCTTATGGACAATGGATTCAAACGATATCATATACCAAACACTTGCCCTGATGATTGTTACACTATTAAAAGATTTGCAGAGGACAATCCGGATGGTGTGTTTATAGTTGGAACAGGTACACACGTTGTTACTATCATAAATGGAACAATTTATGACACTTACAACAGCGGGGATATGACACCTACGAATATATATGTTAGAGAATAGGAGGTAAAATATGTTCACACAATATCCACAAAGTTATCCACAATATCAACCAAACTATTACATGAATGCGTATCAACCACAAATGCCGCCGCAAATTCAACAGACTACCAATATACCACAGAATAATGTAAACACGCCTACAAGTCCAAAATTCGGCGTTGTGCAAGGTAAATTAGCGGCAGATATGTTTCAAACAGACAACGGGCAAGAAGTAATTCTTATTGATATGGACAATCCATATGTTTACCACAAAAAAAGAGGTTTAGATGGCAAATTGGAGCCTATGAAAGTTTTCCGTTTAGTTGAGGAGACAGATTCAGAACAAAAAGTTGATATGAAAGAATACGTTAAGCAAGAAGAGATAGAAAGTCTTGTTGAGCGTATTGTTAGAGAAGAAGTAGACAAAAAGCTTTCGGAAGTAACATTAAAACCAAAGAGAAAAACGGAGGAATAAACAATGAATCCTATTTTTGGAAGAATGATGGGCGGTATGAATCAACCGTTTTCAAATGTTATGAATATGATACAACAAATAAAACAGATGCAACAGAATCCTAATCAACTTGCAAATTTGCTTTTGAATAATAATAAAATTACAAAAGAGCAATATGAAGAAATTAAAGATTTAAGCCCACAGCAAATAGGGGAATATCTCATGAATGCCGGAACTATGCCACAGCAACAAGTGCAACAGGCTTATCAAACAATGGTTCCGCAAGTACAGAGACAATTAAACAATCCGTGAATATAAAATGAAATGCACTTTTTACATTAAAAAAGTTTAACTCAATTTTAATTATACCCATTTTTTCTGTTTAATTAAAAATGAATTAAACAAGAAACGCACTTTTTATGGGTGTGTTTTTCCATCTAAGGTACTAATACCATTGCGCAAGGTAAAGTATAAATTTAATTGCCTATAAAGGCAGAAAGGAAAAAAATATGACAGAGAATGGTTCAAACTTAATCATGCCAGTTTCCCCTATGTATGGTGGTGGAAATGGTGGTTTTGGTGGTGCATGGGGTAGCGACATTTGGGTTATCCTACTTGTGCTTTTCGCATTTTGCGGTTTCGGTGGATGCGGAGGATGGGGAGGCGGCTTTGGCGGCTATGGAAACATGATGCTTGGTTACGACTTCCCGTGGCTTTTGAATGGTCAGCAGAACATTCTTAGCGGAGTGAATGCAAACACTAATGCAGGTTTTAATCAGGCGGCAACGCAGAGCGCACTTGGAGATATTTCAAACGCTATTACAAGCGGGTTTGGCAATGTTCAGACTTCCCTTTGTAGCGGTTTTGCAGGAGTAAACGCTACTGTAAATAATTCTCAGAATGCACTTGCACAGCAGATGTATACTAATCAGATTGCGGATATGGAAAGAAGTTTTGCAGCACAGACCGCTTCTACACAGGGTATGAACGCAATACAAGCACAGCTTTCACAGTGCTGTTGCAACCAATCCGCAAACACGGCAGACTTAAAGTATACAATCGCTAATGAGGCTTGCGCTACTCGTGCAAATAGCACAGCAAATACACAAGCAATACTTGATAAACTTTGTCAGTTAGAGTTAGATGGATTTAAACGTGAGAATGATCAGCTTAGAAGTCAGTTGCAGTTTGCTAATTTACAAGCATCTCAGGTTGCACAGACAGCAGAACTTAGAACGTCACAGGCAACGGTAGCGAATCAGCTTGTAAGCGAATTGAGAAGTTGTCCTATTCCGGCACAGCCCGTATATGGAAACACACCTATTTTTAGTTGCAATCAGAACAGCACTTGCGGTTGCGGTTCATTCTAATTATAGGGGGTGAACGATATGGGAGCAGAATACAGTAATAATGCGGTTCAAACGGTAAATCCTGGAGAAAGTGTCATTTTTACAAATTCTCCTGTTCCTTGTAACAGAGGTCTAGTACGTCACAGAGACGATACGGGAAACTTCTTATTAGCCGGAAAGGTTCATAGAAGTAGTTGCGGTTGTTGCCCGCAATCTGCAAACTATCTTGTGGATTTTGGAGCAAACATTGCTATTCCCGAAGGTGGTACTGTTGGTCAAATTAGTCTTGCCATTGTTCTTGATGGTGGAACTATCCCTACGACAGAAATGATTGTTACCCCTGCTGCTGTTGAGCAATATTTTAATGTTTCTGATGCTACTATTGCACAGGTATGGAGAGGTTGTTGCGAGACTTTATCAGTAAGAAATACAAGCGATCAACCTATTCTTGTGCAAAATGCGAACATTATTTTCGACAGACCAGATCTGAATGTCACTTACTAGAAAGGAGGATAATGCAATGAAAGTATATAACGATATAGAAGAAATGTTAGAACGTGAGTTAGGGCAGATTGCAGATAAACACGAACTAACATCAAACAACCTTGAAGTTATGGACAAGGTTGTGGATATTATTAAAGATATTGAAACTATTTGTGCTATGCGTGAAGCAAGCGGAGAAGGCTATTCAAGTTATTATCCAAATTATGCATATGATGATGGTATGTCTTATGCAAGAGGACGTGGAAGAAACGCAAGACGTGATTCTATGGGCAGATATTCTTCCGATTATGATATGAGAGGATATAGCAGAGATGCTGGAAAAGATCATATGATTTCTGAATTGGACAGAATGGAACGTGATGCAACCACAGAAGAACAGAAAAATATGATTCGAAATTGGAAAAATCAAATAAAATAATATCCGTAAAAAGGGGCGGTTTATACCGCCTCTTTTTTTTGCGAAAACCGAAAATATTTATTGACTTTAATACTATTGGAGTGGTATACTTAAATTGCCAATATGAAAGGAGGCAATTTATGGAGAATAAGGAATATCGACCTGTAAAAGTACCAAGAATGACTCTAAAAGAAGCAAGAAAACGATATACGAAGTATAAGGCATACCAAGTTGCTGAAAAGCTTGGAGTAGCGGCTACTACAGTAAGTAGTTGGGAGAACGGAAAAACATTGCCAAATTGCAAATATCTGGACGCAATCTGCAAATTATATGGTGTTTATAGAGGACAGCTTATTTTGAAGTTGAAAGACGAAGATAAGTATGTATAGGAGGTTATTTGATGGCAAACGAAATAGCAGTGCAAAAGAATATACGCTATCCTATTTGCGGTATTTACATGATTATAAACGAACTGACGGGAGAACAGTATATAGGTCAGAGTCGGAATATCAGACAACGATGGTTTTCACATACTGCGCCTAATACGAAGGAATATAACCGTATGCACAAGGATATTAAGAGACAAGGTAAAAGTACCTTCGACTTCATAATTCTTGAAGAGTGTTCGGTAGAAGAACTTGACGAGAAAGAAAAATACTACATAGCCAAGTTTCATCCTTCCTACAATATTTCAACGGGTGGGAGAGGAAATTACGGATATAAGCCTACGGAAGAACAGAAAGAAGTAAGTCGCCAAGCCGCATTAAAACAATGGCGCGAAATGGATGAAGAAACGAAGCAGAGAATCATTAAGGGCAATCTTACAGGGCATCGTAAAGGCTACATTATGAGCGAAGATACCAAGCTGAAAATAAGTCAAAAACTAAAAGGCAGAAAGGCAAGCGAAGAAGCGTGTAGGCATATAAGAGAAGCCAAACAGCGGAAGAAAGAAAACGGTTATAGGCAAATGAATCAGGGGCATAAAAAACGAATTATATGTACTACAACATCCCAAACCTTTGAAAGTGTAAAGGCGGCGGGCGAATATTTTGGAATTGATCCTACAAGTATATCAGGAGTATTAAAAGGCAGATATAAGACAACTCACAATTTGAATTTCATTTATGGAGAAAGGAAAAGTGAAAATGGCTAATGAAGTAGCAAAGACAGAACCCAAGAAACTCGGTATTGCGGGATTTTTGGCACAGGAAGCGGTAAAGCAGAACGTAACAAATGTTGTAGGACAGAAGGATGCGCAAGTATTCATATCTTCTATTGTATCAGCGGTTCAATCAAACCCGCAGTTATCAGAATGTACTAATTCTTCATTATTAAGCGCGGCACTCTTGGGACACAGCTTAAACCTTCCACCTTCACCACAGTTAGGAAAGGTATATTTCGTCCCCTACAAGAATACAAAGTCCGGCGTAACCGAAGCACAGTTCATGTTGTCTTATAAGGGCTATTTGGAACTTGCTATGAGGTCAGGACAGTACAAGAAAATCCATGTAACTGACATAAGAGAGGGCGAATTAAAGTCCTATGATCCTATCGAAGATGAATATACCTTTGAACCGATTACGGATATTGCAAAGAGAAACAATGCACCGATTATCGGATATTATGGGTACTTCATACTGACAAATGGTTTCAAAAAGGCGCTGTATTGGTCTAAAGAGAAATTGGAAGCACACGCAAAGAAGTATTCAGCGGCATACAGAAAAGGATGGGACTCTTCATTATGGAAAACCGACTTTGATGCAATGGCACAGAAAACTATCATTCGACAGCTTATTTCCAAACACGGCGTAATGTCAGTTGAAATGCAGAGAGGATTTGAGGGCGACTACGGAGTAATCAGAGAAGATGGAACGCCGGATTATATCGACAATATTACTGATGAACCCGAAAAAGCAACAGATGTGTTTGCAACTGTAGAAGCAACAGAGGTAGTAAATGGAACTGAATGAAATCACGTATTACACAGAAGAAATGAATAAAGTATTTTGTAGTGCAAGTCAATACAAAGACATTATAGGATTTCCACTTATGCCAGGTTGCGAGGAACGCGCTATGAAGTCTATTAGTGGAGAATACGTTCGTGAAACAACAAAGGCATTGTTGCAAGGATCGATATTGGACGCACTTTGGGAAAACGACGATCCAGAATACATCCTAGAAAGATTTCCGGATTGTGTATCGTCACGCGGGGTGACAAAAGGACAGCTTAAAGCCGAATATCAAGATGTTCTTAAATGGTATCAGAGAACACTAAAGGAAGAAAAGTTTTGCGCGTATATGAGCGGTAACAAGCAGACTATTATGGTCGGAGATATCAATGGATTGCCTTTTAAGATCAAGATTGATTCTTTCATTGATGGGAAAGCAATCGTTGACCTTAAAACCACGAAAACACTTGACAGAAACCATAGATATTTTATTCCAGACAGCGGTGAAAGACTTCCTTGGTACTTGGCATATGGTTATGATACGCAACTTTCTATATACCGCGAGATCGTTCGTCAGAACACAGGAGATAAATTGCGTTGCTATTTGGCTGCTGTTGATAAAGACCCTCATCCGATATGTGATATTATAGAATTAAACACTAAACTTTTGGACGAAGCGTTAGAACGTGTTAAGATGAATTGTGAACACATTATCGCGTTAAAAAGTGGAGATATTGACCCTGTTCGTTGTGAACGATCAGAATGTGATTATTGTCGTGACACTCATAAGTGTGAAGTGATTAGTAGCGAAGAATTTGAACTTAGTGATAATTAGGAGGTTTTTATGCGTAGTATAATCACAAAATACGAAGAATATTCCGTGTTTAGTGGAAGTCCTGCACAAAGCGTGCATCATCTTATACCTGGTAGGGGAATGCGCGAATTATCGGAACGCTATGGGCTTAAAATCCCGCTTACGAATGCAGAGCATAATTTATCGTCGGTAGGCACGATCAATCAAATACACGGAAATCCTGCGGCAGAGAAGCTATCTAAAATATGTGGACAGCTTGCGTTTGAAAAGGAATACTATCGCAAATTGGTATGCGGCAAGGACAGTGAACAAGATCCTGCAAGGGAAGAATTTAGGAAAATATTTGGGAAAAGTTATCTTTAACGAGGTGTCAAGATGAGTTATAAGCAAAAAGAAACAGCTAGGGAATTTTGCAAAAAGAAATTTACAAAACACGGAATGAGTAATACAAGAATATACAGAATTTGGAGGAAAATAAAAGAAAGATGCAACGATGAAAAATCAAAAAATTATAAGAATTATGGTCAAAGAGGAATAACTATATGTGATGATTGGTGTTGTGATAAAGGTTTTGAAAACTTTTATAAATGGTCAATGGAGAATGGTTATGCAGATGAATTAAGCATAGACAGAATTGATAACTATAAAGGTTATTCTCCAGATAATTGTAGGTGGGTAAGTCAACTTGCACAACAAAATAACAGAAGGAATAATATTAAATATTTGTATAATGGAGAAATGTTGACAATTCCAGAAATATCTAGAAGAACTAATATCAATAAACTTACACTTTATTGCAGACTTAATTATTATGGATATTCTTTAGAAAAAGCTTTAAGCAAAGAAGTAAAAAGGAGGAAGAAAAATTTATGAATTGCATTTTCTTGATGGGAAGATTGGCAAATTCGCCCGAAATAAGAAATTCAAACAACACAACAATAGCTATGTTTAGCATTGCTGTTGACAGAAGATTCAAGAAAGACGGAGACGAAAATGCAGATTTTTTCAGATGCGTATGTTTTGGTAAGTTGGCTGAATTTACCGAAAAATACTTGAATAGGGGAACAAAGATCGTTTTGTCTGGAAGGGTTGAAAACGACAATTACGTCAATAAAAATGGAGAAAAAGTGTATGGAATAAAGATCATCGCAGAATCCATTGAATTTGCGGAAAGCAAGCAAAACGATACATCAAAAGAACAGAAAAACGAAAATAAAGAAGAAACATGGATGAATATACCGGAAGGTTCTCAAGAGGAGCTGCCATTTTCGTGATAAGGAGCAGATATGTTACAATTTGACCCAACAGGAAAAGAATTTCCGCATTTTGTGATACCGTTTGTTTTTCCGTCATTGAATGAGTACCTTGCAGAATGTGGCAAAAATCCCCGTGCAGGTGGGAAGATCAAGAGAGACTATACAATGTATGCCTGCAATTCAATAAGGCGTTATTTGAAGCGTTGGAAAGCCACAAAGCCTATTATTATTCATTATCACTTTTACGAAGAAAATAGGAAAAGAGATCACGATAATGTATTCAGCATGGCAAGTAAGTGCATCCAGGACGCTCTTATCAAAACGCTTGTGATAAAGAATGACGGGTGGAATCAGATTGAGAATTTCACACACGATTTCTTTGTTGCTGATACGCCAAAGCACGCAAGAATCGAAGTATGGATAGAGGAAGTGGATTAAATAAGTATACTTGTTGATATTTTGTAAGATGATGGAGGTTTGTGAATGAAAAAAATGGTAGCTCATTGTTTATTTGAACAATCTGGAACCTTCAAGAATGAGTTCAAAAAGTTAGGAATCGAGGCATACGATTACGACATTTTGAATGATTATGGTGAAACGGATTTTCAAATTGATTTGTATAAAGAAATTGAGGGGGGGTATGAAGGGAAACCAAGTATATTTGATTCAATTGCAAAAGATGATTTAATATTGGCATTTTTTCCTTGCACTAGATTCGAGCAACAGATTCTTTTGTGGTTCAGAGGAGAGTCAAAACAACAAAATAAGGCTTCTAATATAGAAAAACTTGAGACTGATTTGAAACTACATAAAGAACTGAGCAAAAATTACGAACTGATAACAAAATTGTCAATCGTTGTGCTTAGAAAAGGGTTGAGGATGGTTTTTGAGAATCCATATTCTGAACAGCATTATTTGACAAAATATTGGTGTTTGAAACCAGCCATTATTGACAAAAACAGACAGCAAAACGGTGATTATTTTAAGAAGCCGACACAATATTGGTTTATCGGATTTAATCCAAAAAACAATTTAGTATTTGAGGCGTTGGATTATGTACAAACAATGCAAATAAATAATTTATGGGGAACAAATCATGATGATGTTGTTATGAGGAGCAAAATCCATCCGCAGTACGCCAACAGGTTTATTCGTCAATATATTTTGTAAATGTATATTGACATTACCATTCAAATAGTATAACATAATATTAAATAAGTTTGTCGGAACTTATAAAATGAACATTGGGTATAACGGGAGAATTCTCGTTTACTATATTGACCGTTCGTGAGTGCCGACACACTCATGGGCGGTTTTTTATTAGAAAAGATGGAAAAGGCTGTTAAGTATTTAGTGGGAAAGGGGTGTTGACTTATCGCAGAGAGAAGAATGTTTGCAAAATCAATAGTTTTAAGTGATGCTTTTTTGGATATGCCAATGAGTGCAAGGTGCCTTTATTTTACACTTGGAATGTTGGCAGATGATGATGGTTTTATTGGTAGTCCTAAAGCCATTATGCGACAATGCGGAGCAAGCCAAGATGATATGGCTATTCTGTTACAAAAAAGATATATTTTGGCGTTTCAGAGTGGAGTTATTGTCGTAAAGCATTGGAGAATGAATAACTATTTACAAAACGACAGAAAAAAACCAACAACTTACCTGGAAGAATTGGAAACTTTGGAACTTGACGAAAAGGGAGCGTATACAGAAAAACAAGACGAAAAAATACTACTAAACCATGATGTATACAAAATGTATACACAGGATAGTATAGGTAAGGATAGTATAGGTAAGGATAGTATAGGTAAGTATTCTTGTTCGGAGCAATCAGAGATTACTCACGAACAGAAAGAAAAAATACCAACTTTTATAAATTTGCCATTGAATGACGGTACAGAATATGGTGTTCCAATAAAAGATGTTGAAGAATGGAAAGAATTATATCCTGCGGTAGATGTTGAACAAGAATTGAGAAACATGAGGGGATGGATTCTTGCAGAAAAAACTAGGAGAAAAACAAAGAGAGGCATAAACAGATTTATCAATAGTTGGTTATCAAAAGCACAAGATAAATCTAATAAAACATACAAAAACCAAAGAAACGATTTTAACGCTGAACGATTTTTAGAAAATAGGAGAAAATAGCATGACAGACACAGAAGTTATTGCAATGCTTACAAAAATCAAAAGTTATTATCAAAACTTTGTACTGAATGATGGAGTTGCAGAGGCGTGGATTGAGATTTTTAAAGACTATGAATGTGAGCCTATTATGGCGAGCATGAGAAAGTATGTAAAATCAAATGATTATTGTCCTGTTCCTGCAAGCATACTAAAAATTTACGATGAAGGTAAGGCTAAACTGAACAAGTATATAACAAGCGATTATGAAACACTGATGGGAATATTGACATTCATGTTGCAAAAGTCAGACGTTGCATCGGAAGTGGACTATTACAGAAAATGGATCTCAAATATTCCAGAAATCAGTAGGAAACAGGTATCGAGCAAAGTTATAGAGAACCTAAAGCAATATGGTAACAGCCATATTGGAGAAAAATTTGATTTTAAGGAATGGCTGAATTTACAACAAAAAGGTTGGTGATCTTATGAGTTACCTTGCAGAAAAAAACGTGATAGGATACTTACTTTTGGATTCTAATCGGATATCTGCTTCCGAAAACAAAATAACAAGAACAATGTTCACATCTCCGATCATGGGAGATATTTATTCGGAGTTTGAAGAAGGGTATTCTGAGAACAGAGAAGTAAACGCAGTTACTTTGCAGACGATGCTTTTGGAAAAAGGATATGCAGAGAATATTGTTAGTAAAACTCTTATGGATTGCGTTTCAGATATTGACTTTCAATCGTCATTCGGTAGTTGCATCGAAAGTATTTCAAACGATTATAAGGTCAGATTGTATGGAGAGAAAGTCAAAGGTAAGTTGCCTCCATCCGCAGATATCGACGATGCAATCAAGAAAACAATCTTAGAACTTGAAAATATGCTTGGCAACAGAAACGAAGAGATAAAGAGTGTTGCTGATATAGCTAAAGCAAATAAGGACTTGTATTTCAAACCTGGTATCGAAAAGACGAAAGTATTTTTTGGTTTAAGGGAAATCGACAGGCTTATAGGAGGCGTAGAGGGTGGTGACGTTGTAATACTTGCTGCTAGACCTGCTGTTGAAAATCTGCTATG